TAGTAAACGAAGCGATTGGTTACATTCGTGGTACATGTAATGTTGTGCCACTGATTAAACCAAAAGCATTTGCAGCAAGTTACGCAGCCGATAGATTTAAGTCTATTGCTGCTTAGAGGTAATGCGGATATAATTCAGTTGGTAGAATGTTTGCTTGCCAAGCAAAATGTCGCCAGTTCGAGCCTGGCTATCCGCTCCAAGTTTCTCGGTGTAGTTTAATGGCAGAACCACGGTCTCCAAAACCGTATGTGGGAGTTCGATTCTCTCCACCGAGGCCAATGGTGTCTATGGTGTAGTGGTAGCATTACTCTCTGTGAAAGAGTAGGTACGGGGTCGGTACCCGTTAGACACCCCAATTTTGTCCTGTAGTTAAATGGTATAACTGTCGATTGATAATCGACCATTACAAGTTCAATTCTTGTCGGGACAACCAATGGTAGTGTAGCATAACGGTAGTGCGCCACCTTCATACGGTGTCAGGTGTAAGTTCGAATCTTACCACTACTACCATGCGCTGGTGACGGAACGGTATACGTGTTGGTCTTAGAAACCAAATTTTGAGAGTTCGAATCTCTCCTAGCGCACCATATAAGTATCGCGTGTGAGGCTGTGCATCGTTAGTTCAGCGGTAGAATCCCTGCCTTACAAGCAGGTTGTCGGTGGTTCGAATCCATCACGATGCACCAATTATGCAACGGTGGCAGAGTGGCCCAATGCAAGAGTCTGCAAAACTCTAAAACCGTCGGTTCAAATCCGACCCGTTGCTCCAGTTAGGGAAGTGTGGATGAGTGGTTTAAATCAGCAGTCTTGAAAACTGCCGATCAGAAATGATCCGTGAGTTCGAATCTCACCGCTTCCGCCATTTAAAGGAAAAATTATGTTAGAATGTTTAATTGTTGGTGATAGCATCGGTGTTGGTGTGAGTCAAGTTCGTAGGGAGTGTGTTGCATATGTGAAGAGTGGTATCAATTCACATAATTGGAATAAAATCTATATGAATAAACTACAACCGACAAAAACTTTGATTATCAGTCTTGGTGCAAATGATTTAGGTATCAACACAGAAGGAAATATTCGGTCATTACGAACAAATGCACAAGCACAAAAAGTTTTTTGGCTTTTACCGAGTCAAAAATTGAAGCCAAAACAAGTAGAAGCAGTAAAACAAGTCGCAGCAGAGTTTGGAGATGTAGTAATTTCTCGACCAGAGAGTGATATTAGTGCGGATGGTGTACATCCTACTGGAAAAGGTTACAAAAAACTTGCGGATCAGACACGGTAAGTTGGATGAGAGGCTTAAATCAGCGGTTTGCTAAACCGTCGAGCGTAGAAATACGTTCCGTGGGTTCAAATCCCACACTTACCGCCATTATAATTGACAAAATTTGAGTTTTCTGACATAATAGAGTCTATCATGAGTACGAAAAACACGAAAAAATTGCAAAAGCCGCGAAATTTTGTCGCAAAAGACTTATTCACACCGAAATATCGGATGAAAATTGAACATTCTGCGATAAATTTTTACAGTCGAGCAGCCGAAAAACAAAATTTACGGAAAAACTATGCCTTCTTCTGATGAAAAGTTGCAAAAAGCTGAAGCCGAAAGTGTAAACGGCGATGAAATGAGTAAATTTGATGGTTTTTACTTTGTTCCTGACTATGATGACTTTGAGGAAAACTATAAATTAGCGTTTTTTAACTTTAAAGAAGAATGGACACAAGCGGAACCGATTGAAAAGTCTGAAATGGGCTACAAATATCATATGGCATTTTTTAAAGAGAACGAAGAAGGTATGCCTGAGTTTGAAGATGCGTTTGAAGCCATTTTAGTTGATCCTTTAGTGTATATAAAAAATCTAGTGGGTTCAGGAATATCAGGTTGTATCGTCAAAAAGACTGAGCAGTCAGATAATTGGTGGACTGAGTATCTTGATTTCATTACAAATGGTACATTCAAGAAAAAAGTCAATGAAGCGTTAAAATCTTTAGCGGAGTAAATTATGAATCCAAATGTTTTTTCAGGTAATACAGAAGATGCAAGAATTGGTCGTGAATGGCTGATTGGTCTTTTAGAACAGTCTCCAGTTGAAGTGATTTTCACAAAAAAAGACGGAACTGAACGTACAATGAAATGTACATTGATGGAAAAATTTCTTCCTGAAACTGTAGGCTCAGATAGACCGAAAAATGATGAAACTCTTGCAGTTTATGATTTAGAAAAAGAAGGTTGGCGTTCTTTTCGTTGGGATTCAATTAAAGAAGTTCATTTTTCATTGGGGAGTGAAAATGCCTAAGTATATTGTTGAACAATTGTCCGTTTTTCGAAATGTTTATGTCATTGAAGCCGATTCTGAAGAAGAAGCAGTAAAAATTTCTGAGTATGCTGATGACAATTGGCAAGAATGGCTCGGATGCATGAAAGTTGATATCAATGAATACACCGATGAACGAATTGCATACTTCAAAGACAAAGATTATTTTTGGGCTGGCGTAACATACAAAGACAAAGATGGATATATTGCATATCATCATCCATCAGGTGAAGATGTAGAACGCAAAGAAATCCTTATCAAGTAAATCAAACGCGGGATTAGTTTAATGGTAAAACGTGAGCCTTCCAAGCTCCTGTTATCAGTTCGATTCTGATATCCCGCTCCACATTTTTTTTATTATGTCAAAAACTTGGACCTTAGAAGTACAACAACACGAAGACGGCGAATACTTTATTGAATTTCCTGATGAAGTATTACAAGAAGCTGGCTGGAAAGAAGGTGATGTTATTGATTGGTCAGATAATGGTGATGGTTCATGGACGCTGAAAAAATTAGATAAAAATCAAGAAAATACTGAGAAAAAAGAGTAGTGGCTTTGTGTAAATAAGAAGTTATCATTTTATAGGAGATGTTATGAGTTTGAAGGGTACAAAAACCGCAGAATGCTTGAAAGAAGCTTTTGCTGGAGAATCTATGGCAAACCGTCGTTATCTGTATTTCGCAAATCAATGTGATATCGCAGGTGAAAACGATCTTGCTGCATTATTCCGTTCTACTGCTGAAGGCGAAACAGGACATGCACACGGTCACATGGAATATCTCATTGAAGGCGGTGCGGGTGAGCCAGGCACAAATATGCCAGCAAAGTCTGCTAGAGAAATGTTAGAAGCAGCAATTCATGGTGAAACACACGAATATTCTGACATGTATCCTGGTATGGCAAAAATTGCCCGCGATGAAGGTTTTGATGAAGTAGCAGATTGGTTTGAGACACTTGCGAAAGCAGAACGGTCACATGCTAATCGTTATCAAAAAGCGTTGGACAAACATTTAGCAGAAAATAACTAACTAAGGAGAAAAAAATGAAGTGGACTACACCATCAGCACAAGATATGCGTTTCGGTTTTGAAATCACAATGTATATTGCAAATCGTTAATTAGTAAAAATAAAAGCGGCTACCAAGCCGCTTTTTTTCTATCACGCACCGCATTGATTCTAAAGTAAGAATCATCTTTTTTGTTTTTTAATGCAGCATTGGTTTGAGTTGCTAGCCTACTATCTCTTGTCATGAGAATTAGATTATTACCTTTGTTCGTAAAAACAAAGTAAAATAGTTCACCATCAATAAACTCAAGTTTCAGCATCATCGTAAGGTTTTCGTATTTCACAGTCAACCCATTTCAAATTGCTATAATGTTCGTAAGGCCATGTGCCTTTTGGTATGAGACAGTCTCCTAATTCAGGATGATTTTCAATTCTTATTTGTACAACTGCCCATATTAGCCATACCATGTAAACGGTAAATATAAAAGTCAGCCCATATTTCCATGCGTTGCATTTTATGTGGTTTATTCTTTTTCTTTTTTTAATTGCGGAAATTCTATCATCTTCTTTTTTTCTAGACCATGCAGACGCTTGTTGCTTTTTCATTTTTTCCATCATAGCGTATACGCGGGTATACAGATCACCTAATTCTGGAGGGCAGTTGTAAACCATAAGTTCACGAAGTTCTGCTTCCATGGCAGCCAATCTGCTTTCCATAAGAACACGCTGCAATGCTCTTTTGCCTAAACTAGTTTCTCCTGTGTAGACTTCGTTATCATGTTTTGCTTCCTCTTCAAAAATAGCAGAACATTTTGCATAGTTTTCAAAGTAAACGCCCAGTTCCTCACCTATCTGAGTGTAGATATCATTGGGTTGTTTTTTGCTTAGTTCAATTACGCGGTTTTTTTCTGCTATGTACTGATTTTTCTCAGCAACAGTAGGAGGCTTGTCTTTATGACGAGAATTGAATTGTTCTTCTAAATCAGATAAAACACCTTTTACATCACCAGCGGCACTTGCAATTTCTTTGTATAACTCACAGCCTTTTTTTACCGCTTGGACTGCACCATTTGCCAAGGCAAAAAGTGTAAACGGATCCATTTGTCTTTTTCGTAACCTTTCATGGAAGAAACATACTTTGATTCAAAAAAGACAATCTTGACAATCACGGTATATTTATGCTATACTGCAATTTAGTGAATAAATACATGGTGGAGACATTATGAGTAAATCAATTGACATTAAAGCAATCTTATCAAACAACAAAGAACCTAAGTTTTCAGGTGAGTTGTCACAAACGCAACTAACTCAAGCGTTGAGTTGGTATGCTCAAAACCGCGATAATAAAGATGCAACAAAATATGCGGTAGAATACTTTAAAAAGAAACTCAAAATCCAAGCTCCAGACGCATTAAAATCCCAAGTCAGTACATTTGGGTTCATCTGCCGAATTGTAAGCTTAGGCGGCATTCTGAACGATTCTAACGCTAAATGGTTCAATGAAACAATCGACAAACTCAAGCAATCAACAAGTGTTGTCAAACAGACAACCACGACCTCTAGTGTCGTATCAATTCAAGATCACATTAAAAGAAAAGCAAGTGAGTGTATCGGGGAACTGGAAGGTCAGATTGATGACTTGATAATATCGGAATTTAAAGCAAATGTTTCACCTTATGCAACGATGACTGGAATGGATGTCAAAAATGCACATACTAAGTTCATAATTGAACATTTCAAAACACGCCGAGTTGAGTACGATAATGTTTTGACAACGGATGATTCTGATATCAAAGAAGCATATTCCAACTTTACAAAATCACAACTTAAAAAATTGATATCATACTGTGATCAAGTTATTGTTGACGGAATGAAACTTGCTGGTGAAGCAATTAAAACGCGCAAGCCACGCAAACGCAAAACGAAGTCGGCAGATCAATTGATTGCCAAATTGAACTACGCAAAAGACTTTGCTGATTTGAAAATTACCTCAGTTGATCCAAAAACGATTATCGGCGCAACATCATTGTGGGTGTACAATATCAAAACACGCAAACTTGGTGTATATCATGCACTTGATGCATCGGGATTGAATATCAAAGGTTCTACGATACAAAACTATGCCGAAAGTAAATCGGTAAGTAAAACATTACGAAAACCTGAGGTAACGGTGCATGAGGTATTGAAAGCAGGTAAAGTTGCATTACGAAATGTATTGAACGACATTCGTGCCGCAGAAAAACCGTTGACAGGTCGAATCAATACTGATACAATACTATTGAGAGTTTCTAAATGACGATACGCGGTTACTACTATCGCAAGTTTAAATTTCACTTACGAGTTGCATTCTTGTTTCTATTCAAGGGTGCAATTCTAGGACAACATGTAAAATGATAATCTTTGATTACAATCAAGTAGCCATCTCTACGCTGATGGAACAGATCGGTTCATCTAAAAAATCTGTTGAAGAAGCATTGGTACGACATATGATATTGAATGTCATTCGCACCTATGTTAAAAAGTTCAAAGCATCACATGGACCAGAAGTTGTCATTGCATGTGACAATCGTAATTACTGGCGCCGTGAGTTGTTTCCACAATACAAAGCTGGTCGTAAAAAGACACGCGATGCATCTGGGCATGACTGGAATTCTATCTTTGAGTGTTTACACAAAATCAAAGAAGAATTGAAAGAACATTCACCATATAAGGTCATTGATGTTGATACCGCTGAGGCTGATGATATCATTGCCACATTGACCATTCGATATTCTGCACATCAGAAGGTAATGATATTGTCTTCCGATAAAGACTTTGCACAATTGCAGAAATTTGACAATGTTGAACAGTATTCACCTATACTCAAGAAGTTCATCAAAGAACCTTTGCCAGCGGTGCAGTTGAAGCAGATGATTATTCGTGGTGATAAGGGTGATGGCATACCCAACATTCTGTCTGCTGATGATAGCATTGTGAATGGTGTGCGCCAGCGACCTATTACTGAAGCTAAGATAATCAATTGGCTCAATCAAGCACCAGAAGAATTTTGTGAGGGTGAAATGCTGCGTAATTACAAACGCAACGAAATGATGATTGACTTGACAAAAATACCTGAACAATTGCAGAAAAATATCATAGATACATATGAGAGTGCGACTGGTCACACCAAACAGCACTTTATGAATTATATGATTGCAAACAAACTAAAAAATCTTTTGGAAGTTATTGATGAGTTCTGATTCCGTAATACTTATTGCACCACCTTTCATTACTGCTGGTGTAAACAATTGGGTTATCTTTCCACCGAATCCAATTGAATCTGATATGGTATATCACCTACGAACATCTTTTCAACAATATCACAAAATACCTCTTTTTGAACCCAAATGGAGTCTTGCGGATTTTGTTGTGACGGCTTATTTTCACAAAGATGTTGCATCATGTATTGCACCATATGATCCTAAGCAGCAAGAAAAATTTGAACTCAGAGAATTAACTCCACTCGATGTTGATTTCGATTCTATTGATGAATGCTTTGATCAAGCAAGTAAGATATCCGAAACTATTAATTTTCTATTTTTGTGGAACATTGAACCATATCTTTCTCCTAACATGATTCATATCTTCAACAAGATTAAATCATATAGAAAAAAAGGAAAAGAAGTTAGAGTCATTTCAATTATACCAGATGCTTGGCCAAGAGGTGGAGATTTGTTTAATCTAATTTCTTCACACATTGTGGTGTCTGATAAAACAGTGGTCTTATATGAAGAGATGATTCCGTACCTGCTTGCAAATAAGAGAAAAGATTTAGCGGATGAACTAAGCTATTTTCCTTGCTCATCAATGGCACTAAACAAAACGACGATGGAAGATAAAACTACCGACTTTTGTTTCATAGGTCCTATTGGACTAGGTCGTGAGCATAGAGGCGTTGCTTTAGAACTGATGCAAACTAGTCTACCCGATAAAAGTTTCTTCGTTTATACCGAAGGCAAAACTACAAAGCCAGATAATTATCTTAGCGCAACTAAAGATTATTTGGATAAAGTTGCAGAATCGCGTTTTTCAATTTTGACTGCAACTATGCCAGCAAGTTTTTTGAATGATGCTGAAAAAAGTTATAAACAATGGAAGAGTGTGCTTCCCGCAAGATTCGCTGAAAGTATTATCAATATGACTGTACCAGTTTACGTTCAGTTTTCAAAAAATGATAGATTGCCAAAAGTTATCGATGACTATGAGGCATGCGTTTACATTCAAGCAAATGATAGTCCAGATACTATAAGACAAAAAATCGAGTCTGTATCATTTGAAAAAATGAAAGACAACATGATGAATTTATATAATGATCATATATCACCTAATGTGTTAATACCCAAACTTTTAGAGAGAACATAATGAGTTCCGAAAAACTGTATTCTGAAATATTTGATGAGTTTGAAAACGCATCAACTAAACAAGAACGAATTAATCTTTTACGCCGTGAAGGCGATGAACGATTTCGTTTCTTTCTTCAACTAGCGTTTAATCCAGCAATTGAGTTTGATATTGCATTGCCAGATAGATACCGTCCAGCAAAAGAACCTGCTGGCTTAAACTATGCATATCTTGACACACAAATGCCCAAGATGTATAGATTTATTAAAAATCATCCAATGCGACCACCAGGATTTACCACAGAAAAAACCACGCAACAAATTTTAGTTATGGTAGAATCACTTCATCGTGATGAAGCTGCTATCATTCTTGATGTTTTTCAAAAAAAGTTCAAGGTAAAAAATCTTACCGCTAATCTAGTCAAAGAAGCATTTCCTGATTTAGTCATATGAAAATAGTCGTTGTCTCTGGTGGATTTGATCCCATTCATTCTGGACACCTTGCATTGCTGCGTGAAGCATCGGGCATGGGTGATAAACTTATCGTTGGCGTAAACTCTGATGCTTGGCTCACACGCAAGAAAGGTAAGCCATTCATGAACATTCACGAACGCAAAGCAGTATTGGAATCAATTCGTTGGGTTGATGAAGTATGGGAGTTTGACGATTCTGATGGCACCGCGTGTGATTTACTTGAACGTGTGAGAGATCACTATTGTAATGTTTTACCTACACTTTCAAATTATTCAATCTGGTTTGCAAATGGTGGTGATCGTAATGAAACAAATAATGCAGAAGCAAGTGTACCAAATATTAACTTTGTATATGGTGTGGGTGGCAGCAACAAGAAAAATTCTTCATCTTGGTTATTAAGGAATTGGAATGAGTAAGGGATCGAAACCTAGACCTATTGAAATACCTCGTGAAAAATTTAATGATAACTGGGACAAAATCTTTAAGAAAAAGGTGAAAGATGAAAGTAGCAGTCGTAACTCCGACAATCGGAGCAAAAACTTTAAGTAAATGTCTTCAATCTGTTGATGAGCAAACATACGAAAATTTGACACATTACATTGTTCTTGATGGAGAGGACGAGCATGGCGACAAAATCTGGAATCAACTTCAAGGCGCAACAAGAACCAAAACAATCCGTTTGCAAGAAAACATTGGTAAAGGTTGGTACGGGCATCGTATATACGCTGCATGTGGCTTCTTGGTTAACGCTGATGCTATATGTTATCTTGATGAGGATAATTGGTTTGAGCCTAATCATGTTGAGAAACTTGTGGAAAAACTTAAAAAAGGTGTTGACTGGTCATACTCACTAAGAAAGATTTTTGACAAACAAGGTAATTTTATTTGTGAAGATAACTGTGAGTCGTTAGGTCAATGGCCAATTTACTTCAATAAAGATGCGTTTCACATTGATACATCGTCATTCATGGTTAAAGCTGACATTGCACGAAGATTAGGTCAAGCTTGGTATGGGCAATGGGGTGCAGATAGACAATTTTTCAATGCACTAAAACAATACTATCCTAATTTTTCCTGCTCAAGAGAATATTCGTTGTGTTATCGATTAGATGGTAATCCTAATTCAGTAAACGCCGAGTTCTTTGAAAAAGGTAATAAAGAAAATGAAAAGAACTATGTCGATGGATTTCCATGGAAAAAAGAAATTAAAGAAGAGTATGTTGTTGGACCTGGTATAACTATAGTGAGTGGATAATGATAATCGAAGATACAAGCCTCAAAGGCGTTAAACTAATCAAACCTACCGTACACGAAGACTATCGTGGCACGAACATCGAAACGTGGCACAAAGAGAATTATGCACAGTTAGGAGTGAATTTTATTTTAGATAGTGTTTCAACTTCACGTAGACATACATTGCGTGGTATTCATGGTGATGACTGCACAACAAAACTTGTTTCATGTTTACACGGCACAATCTATCAAATTGTAATTAACCTTGATGAAGATTCGGATCAATATGGACAATGGCAAGAATTCACTTTATCTGATAGAAACGGATATCAAGTATTGTTACCACCAAAACATGGCAATGCACACTTGGTAATGTCTGAACATTGTGTATTCAGTTATAAACTTGACCAATACTATGACCGCAAATCACAGTATACGGTAAAGTGGAACGATGATCGATTTAATATTTACTGGCCAATTAAAAATCCTATTTTATCGGAACGAGATAGATGAGAACCGCATTAGTGACTGGTGGATCAGGGTATCTTGGTTCACATCTTGGCAAGGCACTAAAAAAAGTAGGTTACTATACAGTTTGTTTTGATATAAAAACTCCTCGAAACGATTTGTACTGGGACGTATATCATCCAGGTGACATACGTTCTTATCAAGATTTATCAAGAGTTTTTACGAACTGGAAGCCAGATGTTGTTTTTCATTTAGCTGGTCGTATTGAAGTTGGTGAGTCAGTTGAACATCCTGAAGAGTTTTGGGATGTCAATGTTGGTGGCACTTGCAATCTATTGAATACAATGAGAAGATTTGGTGTTACAAATATTGTTTATTCATCTACCGCTGGTGTTTATCGGTCGCAGTTTACCTCTCTTTCTGAGAAAGCTGAGATAGACAATAATAATCCGTATGCAAACAGCAAGTATGCTGCTGAGTGTGCGATTCGTGATGCGAAAGTTAATCATATTATTTTTCGCTTCTTTAATCTTGCTGGTGCTGATCCAGATGGAGAAATGGGTGAAGATCATGAACCAGAGACACATTTGATTCCGCTAATGTTCAGGAGTCTAAATAATGAAAAGTTCGTGATAAACGGAAACGATTATCAAACAATAGACGGTACATGTATTCGTGATTATGTGCATGTATCCGACGTTGCTGATGCACACATATTAGCAGACGAATATTTGCAAACTAGAGGTAACAATCAACCTACGCTATTCAATCTTGGAGTAGCAAGAGGATATACTATATTAGAAGTAATTGATGCTGCACAAAAAGAACTTAATGTTTCTATTCAATATACTGTTGGTCCAAGAAGAGAAGGCGATCCAAGAAGACTTGTCGCAAACTCAGATTCGGCTAGACACCATCTTAATTTCAAACCCAAACACAATTTACAATCTATTTTGAGAACCGCATATAATTGGTATGAACGACAAAGACAATGAAATATCTTTTGAATCGTATGCACATTTTTTGTCAGGTAATATTGATCCGACAATTATTGAAGCTGCGTCACGTTGGATATTATACGCAAAATTTAACAAGATTGAAAAGCCCTTAACATTGCACATTAACTCAGAAGGTGGAAACTTAGGTGATGCAATAGGACTTGCAGATTTAATGTTAGGTGTGGGTGTGCCTGTTCGCACACTTGCATATGGTAATTTAATGAGTGCTGCATTCGTAATATTTGCTGCTGGTGAAAAAGGTTATCGTGCAGTCGGTAAAAACACGACAATTATGATTCACCAATTTAATGATGAAATGGGTGGCAAATATCATGATATGCGGGCTTATGCCAAAGAGTGTGATAGGTATCATCACAAAATGGCAAAGATTCTTTCTGATTGTTCTAAACTTTCAGTTAAAGATGTAAAGGCTAAGTTTCTGCGACCAACTGATGTTTGGTTGTCAGCAGAAGAACTGGTCGAGTATGGTATTGCAGATATTATCTTTTAGGAGTAATAAGTATGTTGTCTGGCGGTAAGAAATTTCAAAAACCCAAAAAAACTAAATTTCACAAAAACCGTGAGCAGTATGAAAATCAACAAGCGAAGAATCAAAAACATCATGATAAATCTTTGTATCGTTTACTGAAACAGGAAAAAGATTATGTCTTATAGAGAACAAATTAAAAAACGCATAGCGGAACTGGAAGCAAAAATTGCCGAATCTAATTTGGATAAAATCCAGTTAGACAGTCTGCGTGTCGAACTTGCTAAATTGAATATGCAAGATTTTGAGGAAGATATGCGTGAAGAGAGTGGACAGCAGTTGCTAAAAGGTTAATACCGCTTGACAATTGGTGGATGTCGTAGTATACTGGTTGTACTATGAAAAATCTGCCATCTGTCGGCTCGACAATTGCCGTAAATTGTCAATATATTACTAAATCTATCACTCTTACTGGAGTGGTTGTCAATCCATATCGTTGGCTAAGTGCTGACGAATTTTGTTTACAAACAGGCAATTCTGAGTTTCCTGTGTCAGTTATTAATCTTGTAAATGTTGTTGATTTGAAAATACTTAAAGGTTCAACAACAAATATTCGTAAGTTTAAAGTTGCTGGTTCAAAAGGTGAATACATCGTAACATTATCAGGACAGCATTTTTCCTGTTCATGCATAGGTTTCAAATATCACAACAAATGTAAGCACATTACAAAAGTGAAACAAAACATTACCAACTAATGTCTTGACACTTTCCATAAATTTTGATATAATGGTAACATTATGATGATACAAATCTACAGCAAGTCGAAGAAACGCAAGTTGACAAAAAAGCAATTGCAAGAGCAGCAAGATTTCATTGCTTCAATCAACAAAATACCGTTGCCATCTGGCGGTCGTTTCCCGGCTACAGCATCGAAACAAGTCAAAAGCAAGCCTATAGTGGCATATCGTGTGCCACGCGATATAAAACGCGCACCAAGCTTGCCAGACACTCATAAGGGTGCTTTGACAAAGACGGGTATCATGAAAGACTATCACAAACTCACCGCATCCGACCGTGAGATTGTGAATGATGTTGCATCTTGTACGGCTCCCATACACAAGAGTAGTTATACTTACGTTACTCCTGGTATGAATCCTGCAAGTCTTGGTCGGAAAAACGAGGTATTGTGATGCTTGACATTTCGGTCAAGCTTTGCTATACTATAATTTCTACTGTTGAAAATGGAGTTTTTTATTATGGCAAATAAATCTGTGAAACCTGTTCGTTCAGAACGCCTTTTAATGATTCTGTGTAACGGTGGTAAAGTTACACTTAAAGAAATCGAAGATACGATGGACTATCACAACATGTATCGAATCAGTTGTGAAGTTTACTGCATCAAGATTCACGGCGGTGTCGTTAAGACACACAAAAATGGTCGTAAAGTTGAAGGTTATGAACTTGTCAATGTACAAGAAATGATCGATAAGATGTTGACACCTAAAGGTCTTTCTGTGACACCTATTGTCGGTCGCGACGGTGGTGTAAATACATTGGCTGATCTAAAAGCTAAACCTGCAAAATCTTCTAAATCTTCTAAATCTGTTGAGAAAGAAATTCTTGAAGTAGAAGAAATCACCGAATAATCAGTTTCGGGGTGGTAGCCGTCAGCGGGACATAGGCTTATCATTAAACAACAATGAATGTCGGGATGACATCCACGTGCCCCTTCTTTTATGAGGTAAAAATGTCGAAACTTAAAGCATGGCTTGTTGACAAGTATTTAAAACTTGAAGAACAAGCCATCGAAGCTATTGGTACTGCAAATTTTTATGGCAATTTATTCACACCGCGACAAAAATTTCATATCGCGGTTTTTTTCATGGGCCTACTAGCACTCGGTGGTGCTTATGGCGCAGTTCAGTTTATAGCGTTTGTTTACATTATGAGTAAAATGACTCCAGATGATCCAGACAATAAACAAGAATGAATATATTTTATCTCTCACATGATCCAAAACTTTGTGCTGAATACCATTGCGATAAGCATGTGGTAAAAATGATTATTGAGTACGCACAACTTTTGTCCACGGCACATAGAATTTGTGACGGTCAAGAATATACCGATCTAACAGCAAATAATCGAAAGATCAAGCGTTGGCGTTTGTCTGATGAACGTGAACAGCGTTTAATGAAAGCATCACATATTAATCATCCATCAAATGTGTGGGCCCGAGCGAATCATTTGAACTACAAATGGTTGTATGAAATGTGGTGTCATTTACTTGATGAGTACACACATCGATATGGTAAAGTTCATGCGTGTGCGCGACTGAGAGATATTCTTGCACAGCCACCAGAAAAAATTTCTGTTGGTCTGCGTGAAACTGAACCAACGCCTGCAATGCCCGATGACTGCAAGATAGCCAATGATTCGCTTGCATCATATCATAAATATTACAATGAGAGAAAAACTCACTTTGCACGATGGACAAAACGTCCTGTGCCTGAGTGGTATTTGACTATATAAGATTGATGCCTACATACGATTTTTATAATACACAAACTGGTGAAGAGTTTGAGCAATTCATGAGCATTGCAGCGCGTGAAGAATTTCTCAAAGCGAATCCACACATCCAACAAGTTCTTGGCGCCACTTCTACTGTAAGTGGTGTATCAATTACTGGTAAAATACCAGACGGTTTTAAAGAAGTTCTAGCAAAAGTTTCCGAGAATCACAAACAATCTACTGTGGCTAATCGTCACGGTAAAAAATCAATTAGTGAATCACAAACACAAAGAATTGTTGATAAACATTTAGGAAAATTTGGGCAGTAACTACATTATGCGAACTTTGCACAAGGAGCGTATATGTCTAAAAAATCTTTGCAGAAAAAAGTAGCATTGTTAAACGATTACATTACCAAAGAAATCGAAAAAGAGATGATAACAGAAATTGATGAAATAGAAAAAAATACTACTGCAAAGATTGAAAAGAAGTATATTAGACAAAATTATCCATATCACAGTCGAAGTCATTACGTTACATAAAATTATGAGTTATGTTAAAACATATGATAATGTTCTATCACAGGATTTGTGTGATAGAATAATCAAAAAATTTGAAGCGCATCCCGAACAACATGTAGTAACATATCTTGAGAATCATCGTTCGTTTACTGAGATTAATTTAAATCGAAATCCAGATGATTGGAACGAAGAACTTCAGATTTTGATTGGCACAATGCAGGCATATCTGAAACGATACAAACAAGATGTTGGTGTTGATGATCGTTCATGGCCAAAACAAAATGGCTACGAAGAACTGAGAATGAAAAGATATTTGCCTAATTCGAAAGATTACTTCAAATTTCACGTTGACGTAAATGATTATTCATCAGCACGAAGATTCTTAGTCTATTTTTGGTATTTAAATGATGTAGAAGAAGGCGGTGAAACTGGATTTCAATTGAATAGAAATACTCAACCAAAATTAAAGATTCAACCAAAAGCAGGAAAGTTGTTGATGTTTCCACCTTTATGGACACATCCACACGTTGCATATCCACCGATTAGCAGCGCAAAATATATTATCGGTGGTTATTTACACTATATCTAACAATGCGAATATTTGAACATGTAAGCTTACCGCAATTACAATTTGACTTAAAAGCAGAAACTACTGATAGTGGTAGACTGTATACTACACCAGAAGGTAATAGATACAAGTCTATCACTACTGTTCTTTCAAACTACGGCAAACAAGCTATTTACGAATGGCGTCAAGCTGTGGGTGAGGAACGTGCGAATGAAATCTCACGCAAAGCATCGAATCGTGGTACCAAAGTACATAAAATTTGTGAGGATTACATTAACAATGAAATACCAGAACTAAAGATGCAAATGATGATGCCTGATCTGAAAGAACTGTTTTTCAAGATTAAGCCAATCATAGATGAGAATGTAGGTAAAGTTTATTCACAAGAGCAGGCATTATATTCAGACAAGTTACGAATTGCTGGTCGAGTGGACTTGATTGCAGAATGGAATGGTAAGTTAGCCGTCATCGATTTTAAAACATCGACGAAGCAGAAATTGGAAGAGAATATTCAGAATTACTTTATGCAATGTACAGCATATGCTCTGATGTTTTCTGAACGAACTGGTATGTGGATTGACGATATTGTGGTGCTGATTGCGACTGAAGAAGGTCCAGCGCAAGTGTTTGAGCGTCAGATTCATGATTATAGACAGCCTCTAATTGAGATGATTGATAAATATGCTTGACACGTCGGAGGCACTATGCTATCATTCAAACAACATACACAACTAGATGAAGGCAATCCATTAGCAAGATTGGCTAAACATGCGGAAGAAGGTCGTCATTATGCAATTCTTTCTTCACAGCGACCACATGATGAAGTGTCGCCAGAACAAAATAAAAAGCATCACGAAGAACTAAAAAAGAAACTGACCTCACAAGGTTATACACATAAAGAAGTAGAAGGACATTGGGAAGGTGGAAAAGAAAAATCAATACTTGTACATGCCAAAGGCAAAGGTGAAGAACACGGAAAACAACTCCTCCATGATGTTAAAAAACATGGAGAACATTATAATCAAGACTCAATCTTACATCATGATGGAAAAACGGCGACCCTGCACGGAACAAACAAAACGGGATTCCCAGGACATGGCAAGACGGAGAATGTAGGTAAAATGGCTTTCAATAAGTCACATGTACCATTTCAAACAGAAACAAAACCGAAGTCTGACAAGCCGTTGAAGCCCGGTAGAACGAGCAAAGGTTCTGCAAGATTTACGACAGAGTAATTATGCAAATTAGTGAACAAGATTATTACGAAAGATTTGAAGCATACTTGAAAGAATGTGGTTCTAATCCAGGCACAACATTCTTTGGTGCATGGGGTTGGTATGCAGCAAGAAAAAATGAATTTGATGCAATAATGCAAGAAGACGGAATTGTTGTAACTCCTTCAAAGTGAAGGCATTCTGGACCCGGGTTCGATCCCCGGCATCTCCACCAAAAGTATTCTTGTCCATGGAGTTGGGAACGGAAAGATAAACCGTGAGAATACTTTTGATGGGGATGACATGGCTTCGACAGGGTGAGATAGCGGAGAAGGCAACACAGTAGGCGATGACTGTAAATCAAGCAAATCTACAAATGCAAACGATGCATTTTACGGAGAAGAACGCCTAGCAGCGTAACTCTCATGGGGTTTAAGTGGGGTGTACCTTATTACCAAAACACCCTACACCAAATTCAGAGATACATTATGAAAGTAAACATTGGTCCTTATACAAACTGGTTCGGTCCCTATCAATTAGCAGACTTACTTTGCTTCTGGGCAAAGAAAGTACCCGATGAGTGTGGCTTTTCACGAAAGCCTGATTGGGTTCACGACTTTGGTACATGGCTTGCAGAAGATCGAAACGGTAACGACTCTTGGTTGACTAAAGTTTGCCAAAAGATTGAAGAGTACAAGAAGCGCAAAATCAAAATACGCATTGACAAGTATGACACATGGTCAATGGATCACACATTAGGTATGATCGTTTTGCCGATGTTGAAACAGTTGCGTGATACTAAACACGGTTCACCACTAGTTGATACAGAAGATGTGCCAGAAGAACTACGTATTAGTGGTTATGACGATTGTTCTTCCCAACTTGAATTGAAGTTTGAAGATGATGAAGAATTTCAAAAAAAATCTTGGGACATCACACATCGTCGTTGGGAATGGGTGTTGAATGAAATGATTTTTGCATTTGAACACCTCATTGACGATTCGTGGGAAGAAGCATATCGTTCGGGTAATATTGATACACATTCTGTGCCGTGTGAATGGGATGCAGATGGTAAACCAATACTCTACACATTTGAACACGGACCAAATCACACATACGAATGTGATTACGATGGCATGAAAAAAGTTTATGATCGTATGGATAACGGTTTTCGTTTATTTGGTAAATACTACAGAGGACTTTGGGATTGATATGAACAAATCATTTTTGTTGATTGGTGGAGCCGTTCTTCTATTCATGTTCTTGATTGTATTTGTACCACAACCAAAAGGTACATACATCAATTGTGGATTGTCTGAGATATCTCCAGACTTTACGCCAGAGATGAGGAAATTATGTCGTGAAACGCGGGCTACAAAGTTATAAATGACTAAATAAGATTACTGGCACCACACACACTCGCCAGTAAACACACACAACACAGGAGAAACACATGAGTAATCTGACACCGTTCGAGATTCGTCTTGAACTTCTAAAAATGGCGAAAGAACTTTTATTGGAAGAGTATTCTTCCAGCAAAGATCGCCTATCAAATGAATGGCACGTAAAGGTAGAGTCTGCTAAACTAAACGGACAAGTAATACCTGAACATCCAGCCTTTCCAACTTATCCCACAGAAAACGATATCATCACTAAGGCAGCTGCCTTAAACGGATTCGTTTCCAATATCACAGCAGAAAAAACACAAAGCAAAAAAACTGCCTGACGGGAACAGAGATGCTTCGGCATCTCTCTAACTAACAAGGAGAAATATGCGTTACATCACACTATTACTTTGTAGTATCTTTGCAGCATTTATAGTTTATATAAGCCATGCGGCAGCACAAGTAAACATACCAATTGTGCCACATGTTCAACTGGAAGATTTAGCTCCAATGGCTAGGGCTGAAGTTGAATGTCTTGCACAAAACATGTATTTTGAAGCAGGAGGTGAACCTGAAAAGGGTCAACTAGCAGTAGCATTTGTCACACACAATAGAGCATTGTCTGGTTCATTTCCAGGAAGCTATTGTGGTGTAGTCAAACAAAGAGAAGGTTATGTTTGTCAATTCTCATGGTATTGTGAGAGTAGAGCGAAGGCAATGATTGATAGAGGATTGTTGACAATTGAGAACAATGCAGTATATAATAAGATAACTGAGATGGCTTTGAGATTTTATTTGTATCCAGAATCTTTCAGAGATCCAACAAAAGGAGCATTGTTCTTTCATGCAAATTATGTGAAGCCTGGTTGGAATAATATGCGTTATACTGCACAAATAGGCAGACATTTATTTTACAATAAGGTAAGAAGAAATTCATGAGTATTTTATCAAGCAAAAAGGAGAAGATGATGGAAAAAGGATTGAGTAGTGTGACCACAGTTTCTGTAACTTTGGTTCTACTTTCAATCGTTGCTGCGACATGTTTATATGGTTTGAATGACCGTAAATTAATGGCAGCGAATATTGAAAACGCAATCGCAAAAGGCATTGATCCACTTGCAGTACGGTGTTCTTATGCCAAGAGTGATGATATCGTTTGTATTGCACACGCAGCAAATCGTAAATAAACGGAGAACTATATTATGCACTTTGAAGAAGATAAACACAATTTTACATTTCGATTTGATTCAAATGATGGCGAACGAACTTTAGAGATGGGTTGCAATGAAGTGTTTCTTGGAGATATTTTAGATCGATTTAAAGAATTTCTACAAGGTTGTGGATACATTGTTGATGGACAACTTGAAGTTACACCACCATGGGATGAGTTTGAAAGACCTACAGTCGATACCAAGTTTGACTTTTCGAATATACCAAATAACAACTGGCCATTTTCTGAAAGAAAAACTGGAGATGCTGTGTACTCACCTGTAGTTCATCCGTCTGAAAAATAATGCCTACTAAAGACGAAATGCTCCAGTTTTCTCTGCAAATAGAGCAGTTGGTGGCTAATACTGATTACACATATCTTGAAGCTATTACTGAACATTGCAAAGAAACTGGACTTGAATTAGAAGTTGCTGCTTCACTCATTACACCAAATCTTAAATCGAAGATTCATGAGCAAGCAGAAAGATTAAATATGTTAAAAGTGAAAGGCAATCGTTTACCGATATGACCGGGTATGAGGCATTTTGTTTATATACTTCTCTCAAGCTCCACTTTAATTCAGATTCTTACGATTACTTTAAGTATCATGGTAAAGTAAGTACCAGTATTGATGCGTTTGAGAATCGAAAAGATAAATGGCACTTCTACAAACTAAGCAGGAGATTCACAAATGATGATCAAGGGCGCGATTATATTGTTGCTAATTTGGTTCATGATTCAGATGTTTGGATAGGACACCTACTCACAAACGATGCTGATATTGAGTATCGTAAACGACAAAAAGTGATTCAATCATTGACGTATACTTTTACCAACGAAATTGCATCATTAATAAGTCATAAAGACGCTAATGCAGCATTTATGATACATGATGGCGAATATCCTGATTTACTTCAGAAATTGCTACATGATGAAATTTCGCTTGAAACTGTATGCATACTTAATAAAATACTCAATTTTATTTCTTCATGGGACAAGAAAATTAATGACACAATTCACTATCCGAATGTCAGTAGAAAAATAAAAAAATATACACCGTTCATACAATTCGAACCGACGAAATATAAACTAATACTCAAGAAAGAATACGATGCGAATAACTAAAATCTACCTAGACATGGATGGAGTTTTGTCAGACTTCAACAAAAGATACAAAGAAGTTTTTAAACAAAACGCAGCAAGTAGTCGAGAACGTGGTGAAAAACATGATGATAATTGGAATACATTTGTTGAGGGAAGAAATTTTGAAACACTTGACTGGTATCCAGGTGGTAAAGAGTTGTTAAAGTATATCATTTCACTTGATATACCTGTAGAAATTCTTTCATCTTCTGGCGGTAGACTACATCATGAAGAAGTGAAGCGGCAAAAAAAGGTTTGGCTGAAAAGACATTACATCGACTTTAAAGCTAATATCGTACCTGGTCGTCATTTGAAAGCAAACTATGCCAAGTCTGATATTATACTCATTGATGACACTAATGATGTTATTGACGATTTTAATATGGCAGGTGGTGTAGGTATTCTTCACAAAGAAACGGCAAAAACGATAAAAGTCGTGCAGTCTGTTCTTGACGATACATATATACAAGTATATAATGAATCAAGTGGACAAGATGTACATATTTTTTAACACACTAACTATACGAGGTAAAACATGACGGACTTTTCTAGTCTTAAAAGCAATCGCAATTCGTTTGAAAAACTTACTAAAGCGATTGAATCAATCAATACCCCCACAAACGAAGGTTCTAAAGACGATGATCGTTTTTGGCAACCCGAAGTAGATAAAGCTGGTAACGGAATGGCAATCATTCGATTTCTACCAGCACCAGCAGTAGATGGTGATGATGCTCTTCCATGGGCACGTGTCTTCAATCATGGCTTTCAAGGTCCTGGTGGTTGGTACATTGAAAACTCTTTGACTACACTCGGTCAAAAAGATCCAGTTTCAGAATATAATTCTGTGTTGTGGAATTCTGGTATTGAAGCAAACAAAGAAATTGCGCGTAAGCAGAAACGTAGACTCACATACATTTCAAATGTGTTGATCATTTCTGATCCAAAGAATCCAGAAAACGAAGGTCAAATCAAACTGTATAAGTTTGGTAAGAAAATCTTTGACAAGTTGACTGAAGCAATGGATCCAGAGTTTGAAGATGAAAAGGCAATGAATCCTTTTGATTTTTGGGAAGGTGCAAACTTCAAAATCAAGATTCGTCAAGTTGAAGGTTATCGTAATTATGATAAATCTGAGTTTGAATCGCCTTCTGCATTGTTTGGCGGTGATGACGCAAAACTTGAAGCACTCTGGAAAAAAGAATATTCTCTTAAAGAGTTTCTTGATCCAAAACACTTCAAACCATATGAAGTGTTGAAAGCAAAACTTGACAAAGTGCTTGGTCTTGATGGTGCTGTGCCTGTGTCAAAAGGCAAAGCAGAAGACTTCACACCACGTTCTTCACCAGATATTGAAGATGAAGAATTGGATTATTTCAAGTCTCTAGCAGAAGATTAAACCTTCCTTTATCTTAATCAACTGCGGCGCCACCTTCGGGTGGCGTTTTTTTTTTTAATTGAGTTGGCGGGCTATTAAAAATTCAAAAGACTGAGATTCTTTATCTTTCATATTACCGCCAGGTTTACTAATCGTGTTATTTTGAATTACTGTTGTTGATAAGTCAGTAAATGATGGACGATTTGATAAGAACATGTCTTCAAGCGTTCTAAGTCCTGATCTTACCATACCAGATGCACTATCTAATACTTCTCCTGATTTTTGTGTGACTGTTTGTGCCGCAGATGAAATTGTAGGCTTCACTTCTTCTATGGTTTGATCTGCAAAATTTTGAAGTTTTTGACCTACTGAACCAGAACGAATTGCATTTGCGATGGTAAATCCTTCTGTAGGTTGTTTAGATGACGCCACTTCACCATGTCCGAATGCATTTGTTTTGGAAAAACCATATTTTTTCGCAAGCATTGCTTCAAGTGATGCTGCTGCTGCCACTTGTTCTGGTGTAACATCTTTATCATCTTTTGCTACCATTGAAATACTTATGGTATTATAGTTATTAAACGCTGGTTTTTTGTTTGTGTCTCCAGCATGCCAACCGACTAGATTATCTGGTAAAATTTGAACTACTTTTCCGTTTCTATCAACCAAATAATGATAAGAGAGTTTTCTGTTTTGTAGAGTTCTAATTGCTACGTCAATGCTGCTACCACCGGTATGGTGTATAATTACACCGTCTGTTTTTTTTCTTTGACCTCCATATCCAAGTCCACCAACTTGACGTTTTTCCATTGACATGCCAGCAGGAACAACTCCTACTTCAGAAGTCCAATTTGCAGGAAAGTCTTGCGGTGAAGTTACTGTATCCATTGTTGGAGGACATTGACATGGCGCAGTTGATGCCGCTGCCGTTGTAGCAGCCGTCGCAGCAACAGGCGCTGATACTTGTTTAAATGAAGTTTCAGGCTTTGGTGCTGCTGAGTAATCTATAACTCCAGATGCGGATTGTTGTGTTTTGACTTTAGGAGCTGAAACTGGTGTTGGTGCTGATGGTGCTTGTTGAGTTACAGGTTGAGACTCAGGCATTTTTGGACCAGCACTTGCTTTAGATGGTGTTGTTTGATCTTTCCACCACTTTTCAACTTCAGTTTTTATTACAGGATAAAAACCACCATCTTCGTTTTCACCATCAGAAGATACAAACAATAGATCATACAAACAATATAAATCATACGCTGCTAAACCAGCGGATAACAAATTGATGACTAAGCCAAGACCACCTGATCCCGCTGCTGCTGTAAGTCCTGCTAACTGTGCTACAATAAAAACTTTAAGTCTGCCGAGTGCTGCTGATTTAAATCTTTTTTCGAAAGCAGTAAACAGAAGTCTTTTAATTTTATCACTATTTACCATTGCGACTAAAGGTTTATACAAAGCTTCTGCAACAACTTTAACTCTTGTCTTGAGTGCTTTAAAGCCAGCATCAAGTTTTGCACCTATTCGTGCGGCTTTTTCACTAACGTATTCTACAACTTGACCGACCGCGTTACGAGCCTGTGTTATTTTTTTACCTACGTATTCTTTTCCTTTTTGATAGGTTTCTTTAGTATAGTCCGTAACTTTGTCAATAACACCTTTTTCTTTTTGAGGAATTTTGTCAGGAGTTTTGCCTTTTGATGGTATATCTTTTGGTTTTTTCTTTCCTGTTTTATCTTTGTCTATATCAGGAATGTCCATGCATGAAGAACAAGCTTCTTTTAAATCTAAAAGACTCATTCCTGAAAGTGCTTTACCTTTCTCTTTCATCCATGCGCCAAATATCATCCACGCTGCAGCCAAACCTGCCATTTCAGCTACCCATAAACCACCTTCTTTCAGTAACGTAAATTTTTTACCTGTATCAGGATCTTGAAACTCTGTTGTGAATAATGCCACTATGAATCGCCATGCTTCAACAAAAATTTCTTTGAGACCATCTGTTATTCTAGGATCCATTCCACCAGAAACTATTGTTCCAGCAGTTTTCAATGCAAGTAAAAGAGCATTTTTGATTTCAATGAAAATATCATATGTGACTTGCTTCAGCGTGTCCCAATTATCCATTACAAGTTTTGATATGATACTATAAGTCGCTTTTATTCCGTCCAATATTGCAACAAATACTGCAACGATGGTAGTTTTGATTGTATTGATAATTTCACTATCACGCAAAAGACTAATTGCTAATGAAGCTGCTGCGACAACTAAAGTTCCAATAAATCTAAGGAAAGAAACAATAAAATTAAAAAGTGATAATTTAACTCTGGAGTCTGAAAAAACGTCACGAATAAATCTGAATGATTTTTTAATTAAGTCTATAATTGATGTGAGTGAACTTTGAATAAACTCAAGAACATAGTTACCTAATTTTGATTTTTTTAGAATCGCAAATATTCCAGCAATACCAACAAGAGCAAAAAGAACTTTCAATAAATTTCCCATGCCCGACAGCATTGACATAAAACTTTGAGAAGAGTCTTTTAAACTTTCGCGTGAAATTTTAGGTGATGTTTTTTGTTGATAGCGAGCCTTATAAGATTGCTGTCGTGCGCGTACCTCATCAAACTTTTTTTGAAGTTTTTCTTGATCTTTTAACTTTACAATCTTTACAATATTGGCTTGTATTGATTTAAAGCTTAAACCTACCGATACTAATGGATTCATTTATGCTCTCATCATTTTTGATAGAAGAACTTCATCGTATACAGAAGGAGTTTTTTCATTTAATGCAGTATTGTCTGTGCTTTGTACGTTTTTCGATGAATCGGCAAATACAGGAGTCTCAAAAGCTTCCAAGAAACTCTTATCACGAAGCAACGTCTGAAGTTCAGTAGAAGCGAATCCTAATTTACCTCCTGTAGCTTTATCAAAACTTGCTAAACCTTCACCTAAAGAATCTGCAAAAGATTCCATAATACTTTTTGGTTTTTCTACACCACCCATTGCTGAGGTTGCGCTTGCTCCACTCTCCGCACTTCCGCCAGATGCGTATTCGTGACCCTCTTTGTCTTTTTGTCCAGTCATACCAGTAATAGACTCAAGCATTTTGTCCATCGATGACATTGATGACATAGATGACATGCTTGGCGTTGAAGCCGCAGCCATACTTTGTAATGCATTTCCACCATATCCTTGCGATGTTTCAGAATCTCTGGACAACATTTTGTCTTGCATGGCTTTCACATTAGGATCAAATCTAGTGCCTTTCATTCCAGGTTGGAGATTAGACGGAGATTTAGATGATGTGTCACCAGAAGCACTAGATGGTATCAAATTTTTAACTCTTTGATACTGTTCAGCATCCTTTTTCATCTCTTTATATAAAGCTATCTTGAAAAGAGTTTCAGGATTGTTTTGATCTTGTTTCTTGAAAAAATCAATATTTTTTTGTATGGCTTTAGGATCTCTTACATTTACACCAGCTTCAGGTATCGGTAAATTTGGATCAACTAAAGCTGCATGAACCGAATGTACAAAAGATGCTTGATGACCATTTGTGTCGGTATATTTTACAGTTCTTCCGTGTTGAAATCCAAATTCATTAGCTCGACGTTTCAATTCACTATCGGAAAGCTTCGATCCTTCACCAAAAGTATCAAGACCAAGCATCTTTTGTACTTTAGTTTTCATTGCATCAAAAGAATAATTCTGATTCGGCGATTGATTTTGTTGCGATCCAGATTTTGTGGATGCACCACTTGGTTTTGGTGAAGTAGATGAAGAAGAGAAAGTTGAATCAGAAGGCTCAGTTGAACGATCAGTTTTTTCAGGCTTCATTAAATCATAAATTTCGTATGCAGCAAATGCCGTTGCTCCAGCTCCAACAATCGTATTAAATGACGGCATGCGACTTTTTTTGCCTTTGCCACCTGGTACATCTTTTCCAGTTTCGGGCTTACCATCTTTAGAACCACCGCCACGACCAGATTTAATTCCAGCAGCTTTCATTCCAAGACCTTGCAATGCACCAATTACATAATACATACCTGCTTGCATGACCGTTGTCGCAACAGCAAGTCCTATGAGTGCTTGTTTCAGAGTAACTTTAGTTCCATTGACTTCGAAAATAGGCATATTCATGACTTGACCAATGAAGTTCATAATCGCATTGCCTATGTAAACAAATTGTTCTTTTAATTCTGCACTCCCAAGAATACTCTGGCCAGCTTTTAAAGTGCCTACAATGATATCTTTTATGACTAAGAAAACGCTCATTGCGCCTTCTTTTATTGCATCAGAATTTTCAGATAGAATATTTTTTGTTATGGAATATGCGGCTTTAATTGCGCTTGCGATTCCACTTATTATCGCAACAATAATATCGCCAATAATTTTTTGATTACCAGCATCACTTACAAATTTACTGAAAAATTTTGCACCAGCAGTAATCGCATCACCAATAAATTGAAGAATAGTTTTTGCAAGATCGAAGATTGTTTGAATTACTTGAGGATCTTTTATTATGCTTGATATAAAATTCATGCCTTTCTGAAGTAACTCAGAAATGCCGATAATTAATCTTTTGGTAAATTCTGTAATCGTATCCATTACTCCCGACACGCTTAGGAGTTTAGACAATCCGATTGCAGCAAGACCCGCTATGATGAAGGTAAAAATATTTGATAGAGCCTCTTTTAACATATCTAAAAGAGACTTTTTGTTTTCTTTAACAGCAGAACGATCAGCTTTGGTAGGCGTTGCTCTTTTATATTTTGCCGCATAGTCTTCCGCACGTTGCTTTTGTCTAGCAATTGCAGCAGACTTTTTTTCATCTTCAAAGAGTTTAGCTAATTTTAAAACACTTACTTTTAAAGCAGCAACATCTTTGGCAACTTTGCCTAAGATTACGTTAGGATCATTTTTAGACTGTGAAGGAGTCTTTTTCTTAGGATTAGGAGGAATGTCCATTACTCCTATTTTACCTGTTGTTTTAGTGTAGACCATTTTTTATTTTGCGGCTCGTCTTTTTTCTTCTTTTACTCTCTCTGCTTCTTCATCTAAGTGTTTCAACAACAAATCAATATAAACTTGTCTTTCCCAAGGCATCAAATTATCCAATTCTGTCAAACTATATTTGTGATGCTGCATTAATGCAAAGTTAGTTTGAAAGTAATTACCTAGTGTCTCATGACTAAAAATTATCCGAAAAAACTTTGAACGCCTTCCAGAATAATGTCTTCCTCATACCCACATTTATCGCAATGGAATTGTACGTCTTTTTTCAACTTAGGTAATGTCGTAAAGAAAGAAGACAGTTTTTCCAAATCTCCTTGCTTCATGTTTTCGATAAACTCAATCAATTCTTCTTTTTTGGTATCTTTCGCGTAATAAACTTGTTCATCATCATAAACATAATCAATACAAGATACAATCACATTTAAAACTTGTTGCATGTCTTGAGAATCAATCTCATTTGAATCAATAGAATTAAATGTAGGATACTTTAACACAACTCCTACTTTGTCTGTAATTTGTATTTTATTCGTGTGTTCTTGGTCTTTAGTAGGATTAATTTCTAACACGTTGATATCAATTTTAACTAAGTTGCCACACTTTTTTTCTTCACCTTTTTCGGTAACATTGTTATTGCAATTAAATCTGAGATTCACAACTTCACCAATCGATCTGGCACGAAGTTGGAGAAAAAGATATTCAATATCAAATGTAGCCATGCTATCAACATCTATGTCATCTAATATACAGTTTCTCAATACTTGTTTGATAGCATTAATTGTATCTTTTGGTTCTTCTGATTCTGCTGCCATCAAAAAGAGTTTTTGTTCTTTAACCAGAAATGGACGAAATCTAACGACTTGGTCATTTGAAATTAATTTGGTTTCATAAATCGGTACGTCTAGTTTAGGTAACATAATGTCCTCACTTTAATTTAAAAAATTGCTCTTCCAATTGCTCCAGCGCCACCTTGAACTGCTGAAGTAACTATTTCTCCAATGTCGTATTTACTATCAACAATTGGAACGTATTTTTGATAAGCAAATTGTATACTCAAACGATGAAAGCCATCGTCACTCCAATTTAAAGGTTGTGCTGCCATGTTGATTGGAAAGGCGTCTTTAAATGTGACACCAAAAATTTGCTTCACATCATCGTTATATTGTTTGACTGTAATTTCAGTCATGTATTTTGAATTCTGTCCTTTAGGGAAACGAAGATTGTTAGTATCAGTCGGCATGATTGCTTCCATCCAACGCTCGAAAAGTTTTCTCTCATAAAAATCATTCGTGCAAATAAAGTTTAGTGTGGTTTCTCCATACTGCACTTGATAAGGAACTTTAAATACTGGTCCATATATCTTAACGTCTTCGGTAACGAAAGATTTACCAGGAAGTTCGGCAGATTCACATTGTAGTGCCAAATATCTTGTCATGCCAGGATTAGCAGATTCAAATCCTTTATCTTTATTTCTACCCAAAGCATCATTAATAGCACCTGTAACGTCAGACATAATCGAATTAGGAAAATTTAAAATTCTTTCAATTAAAGAATTACTCACATATTCTGCAATGTATGGCGGTATAGGTAATATAACTTGAAAACGATTGGTTCTTGCAAGCCCTTCCTTTGCATTAACATTAGATAAAAATGCGTTAGGTGAAAATGACATTAGAATTTGTCCTCTGATTCTGACCAAACAGTTCTGGCTTTTTCTTTTGCAAATGATTCAACGGGTAACATTACTGCAATGTCCCACTCATCCGCTGTTATTTCCAAAAATCTGGATTGTACATGTCTTGTTAAATATCTTTTTATACAAGGCTTTGCTTCAAAAATTTTAGATGCCGATTTAAGATAAGCGTAGCTAATTTTGAACCTTGTTGTCTCATCATAACTGTCATTGTTTAATATGGTGCTCAATTTGTCTAGAAGAATGATTCGTCGCTTTGGGTGAATGTAATGTAGATTCAACCCTAAAAAGCCGTCTGAGTATCGTTCTATTGGAATAACCAATGGGAACCTGTCGTAATATGGCAACGAATCTTTCGTCTTTGGATCGTAATAATAAAAATACATGCGACCTATGATAGACTTGTTTCTTAGTCGTTCACGATCACGCATTAGATCACCTTTTGTGGGTCTAAGTGTCGGAACTTTGGATTTTAACCATGTTCGCGCAAAACGTGAACGTGGCTCATATCCTTCTTTAGCAAGGGATTCCTTAATTCTATCAATTAGTCGTTTTGCCATGTTGTATTTATCTTATTCCTAAATGTTTTTCAGTTAAAATCTGAAATTGCCACCCATGATCTTTACAGAACTCTTCAGCCGCATACCATTTGGCTTTGTTGATTTCGTAGGTAATCGACTCTTGTAGAAAAGATTTTGTTTTGCGTTTTTGCTTGGGCGGCTGAGTTTGTTTTTCTGGCTTGACCTCAATCACATAAGTTATTACAGTACCATCAGACTTTTTCATTTTGGCGATGAAATCTGGAAAATATCGATGCTTCTTTTTATCGATAGGATTGAGATACGGTATAGGCAGCTCTTCCGAACCCCACCATAAGACGTTCGGATTCTCATCTAAATAATTCATTACCTTTATTTCCCACGTGGACCTGTAGATAATGTTATTTGCATCACCTTTGTATTTCTGTGGGTTTTTCGGTCTAAATCTACCTTTGTTTGACATAAATACTATCTAGTCAACTAAACAGGAAATCCATATGGCACTCTTTGGTTTAACCGATATAAAATTCAACGACATAGAACGAAGATCATTTGGTCCTCTTTCTGCACTAGAAGGCTCACCTTTTCAGAAAACGACTCTGAAATATCCTAACGATGTAGGAAGTGCCGACAAAGGACATTATATGATTTTCTTTGTGCGTGAGCAAATGAACACCAACTTTGGTGTAGCAAAAAGAGGTGGCCAATCTTTTGAAAAAGGAAAAGAACAAGCTTTATTTGCAAGTTTGGATAAGCAAGTTAAAGGAAGTGGTCTTGTGTCCGAATCATCAAGAAATGATTTTGCATCGTTTTTAAATGATAAGTTAGGAAGCGCACTTACAAAAGGTGGAACGTATCTTAACAAACAAGGTGGAGTTACTGGAAAAGTAGGTAATGCAATTAATAGTTTTGTTTCTGGACCACAAAAAGCAGCTAGAGAAGAATCTTTTGATTCATCAATAGGCCAATCGATTGCTCAAATAACCGATAAAAGTCCATTCGGTTTTTTAAACAGAACAAGATTGACAAATGATGCAATTGCTTTATACATGCCAGATACAATTAATTTTGATTCAACTGCAAGTTATTCCGAGATGCGTCCTGGTGAAGAAAAACTAGGACAGTTTGCAGTTGCAGCATCAGAACTTACTGATGCTTATAAGAGTGGAATGAGAGGTTCACAGTTAGCAGGAGTTGCAATCAAATCTGGATTAGCACAGCAATTTGCACAAGATGTTATTGCTAAAATACCTGGTGGAGGAGGTGCGACTGGTAGATTGGGTCTTTTTGGTGCTACAGGTAAAGTAACAAATCCAATGCTTGAGTTAATTTACTCATCGCCAAGTTTAAGAAGCTTTCAGTTTGAATTTATGTTTTATCCTAGAGATGAACGAGAAGCGTTTGAAGTTCAACGAATAATAGATCGTTTTAGATTTCATCAAGCACCCGAACTCGACAAGTTTCAGAGCGGTAGACAAACAGGTATGTTAATACCTCCATCAGAATTTGATATTAAGTTTTTTTATGCAGGTAAACAAAATCCAAATATTCCTCCTATCGCATCTTGCGTTTTGGAAAATATTCAAGTAAATTTTGCACCACGCGGTTGGTCTGCGTATGAAGTTGCTGGAGAAAATTCTCCAGCTTTAGGTAGAACAGGTATGCCTGTTGCAATTCAAATGTCACTTCAATTTAGAGAGACTACTTATATCACTAAAGAAGATTTTGCATCTCAGAGTTTAGTGAGAGAAACATCTGCACCCAATAATAAAACTTCTAGTTATTCGCCGAAAAACACAAACATAGGCGGTTACGCACAATCTTAAACAAAAAATGGCAGACTATTTCGAAAATTTTCCAATCACGTATTATTCATCGGGTGCAAATAATGTTACCAGTCTAGATACGGTAACAAATATCATTGCTCGGTTCGGATTCGAATCATCTTTAAAAGAAAACTCTTCGGCTTTTTATCCTTATTATATTAAAGAATCTGACACGCCAGAAATTATTGCATCCAAAATTTATAATAATTCAGAAAGACATTGGATTATTATGATGTTTAATGATATAATCGATCCTCAATATGATTGGCCTTTACGTCAAGAAGCGTTCATTAAATACATAGACAAAAAATATTCAGGTCCAAAATACGCCAACAACACAACATCTGGAGCAGGATTAGCTTGGGCAAAAAATGCTGCTAACATTCAAGCATATTATAAAGTAACAACCAGAGCGGAAAATAAAAAAAACTTAGATAGCAAAACGATTACAGAAAAAGTTCAATTAGATGCGAACACATATGCGAATGTTGTTGCTTCAACAACCACATATACATTACCAGGTGGAAATCTAATTACTGAAACTATCACAAAAGAAACGCAAACGTATTATCAGTATGAAGAAGAATTGAATGAAAGTAAAAGAAAAATTAAAATATTGAAGCCCGAATTCGTGTCCCAGATTATGAAAGAATTTAAAGATATAATTAATCCATCATGAAAATAATTGAACCTACACAGTATAGAATCCAAGAGCTTTTTGTGCAAACGAAAGGTGGAAAAGTAGGTATTGAGGAAATATTTGAAGAGCTAAATCTTTTCGATTCTCTTTTTTTACCAGTCATTTCTGGTAATATACTAATTGTCGATTCTATAAAATTATCAAAAAGATTGGCTTTAGATGGCTCGGATGTAATTGCCATGACAATATCAAAAAGTGATGATGTGGGATTTGCGTCTTTCAAAAAATCATATAGAATATACAAACAGACTGATAGAAAAAACATCAATCAAACAAGCGAATCTTATATACTTCACTTTGTCTCTGATGAGTATGTTTTTTCTGAGCAACAGAAGATAAATCAAAGTTTTAATGGTCTAACATATTCTTCCGTTATTCAGAAAATATTGACAAATAATTTAAAAGTGCCTAAAAAGAACACCAGTCTTTTTCAAGAAACTTATGGAATAAGAAAAGTTGTGATTCCAAATTTGTCACCTCTTGATGCTATTGAATGGTGTACGAAAAGAGCATTGAGTTCAAAAAACTCACCAGAATACGTTTTTTTCTGTAATGCTGAGGGTTACAATTTTACATCTTTGTCTACAATATTAACTAAAAATGCTATTATTAATATCAGTTTTACTCCCAAAAATGTTGATGATGGAAATGAATTTTATGAAATGAGTCAAGCAAGAAGTTTTGAGGTTCTGTCTCAGTTCGATCTTTTAGACAGAATGAAAGATGGAGTTAATTCGGGTAAATTCTTAGGTTTCGATCCTATTACTAGAAGTTTCGGCAGTCAACAATTTTCTTTTGACGAAGTATATAAGTTGGTAGATCATGCAAATAAAAGTCCTTTAGATACTGAAATACACAACAGAGACAAATTGACCACTACCAAAACTTCATATGATACGAAACAAGCGATGAGTATTCACAATCAGATTAGAGGTAAAAGCAGTTACGTGAAAGAAAATGATCCAACGTCAATATCAAAAAATGAACCTTATGAGCAGATAATAGCACAAAGACGGTCAATATTAGGTAATTTAATGACAAGAAGATTGAAGATAGTTATGCCAGGCAATTTTCAATTGACTTCTGGTAAGAATGTGAATTTCGAAACATCTGGATTCGGCGCACATTCTAAGGGTCAAGAATCGGAAGAAGATACTTCAGTAAGTGGAAAATATGTAATTACTGGGACACGACATATACTTGGCTTAACAAAACATGTTACAGTTATTGAAGTTGCGACAGATTCTACAAACGATAAAAGAGCTTTTGTTAGTAATCCAGATCAAAATAAAATTGCTAGTGATTATAACGAATCATATAAGACATAATGATTAATCCTTCAGAACAAAAAGATTTTGCAGGTAAAAATGGTTTTATCTGGTGGACAGGTGTGGTTGAAGATCGTAAAGATCCTATAAAACTTGGTCGCTGTAGAGTGCGCTGCATAGGTTGGCATAATCCAAATAAAATGCAATTACCAACAGATGCTTTACCTTGGGCAACACCCAGCATTCCAATAAACATGCCGAATGTTTATACTCCTCGTGAAGGAGATATGGTGTTTGGTTTTTTTCTTGATGGTGAGAACGCGCAAGAACCCGTGATGTTAGGTATGTTTCCTGGCATACCTTTAAAAGATGCGAATCCAAAAGATGGCTTTAATGATCCAAGAACATCATCCGAATTATCAAATGCGCCTGTAAAGCCTAAAGAGAGTGCTAAAAATTATCCAAGAAAATTAGATGAACCGACAACATCACGTTTGGCCAGAAACGATGCAAAGTATCCATCAGAGATTGTACAAGATAAAAAATCAAAGAAAGAATCTAAAGTAGAACCAGACCCATACTATAAAGCGCAATATCCTTACAACAATGTGTACGAATCTGAATCAGGACATGCACTAGAGTTTGATGATACAAAGGGTGCAGAGCGAGTTCATCTTTATCATCGATCAGGTTCTTATACTGAATGGGGACCAGAAGGTGATCGTGCTGAACGAATACAAAGAAATAAATTTGAAGTTGTGATTGGAAACGAACAAGTATATGTTAAAGGCGATGTTACTGTTTACATTGATGGAAATGCTACGGTAGAAGTTGGAAAAAATTTAAACGCTACAGTAAAAGGAAATTTAACGGGAAAAGTTAACGGTAATCTTTCCGCTGATGTTGGAGGATCAGGAACAGTAAAAATTGGAAGCAGTTGTTCATTACAAACAGGCGGTAGTTTTTCTGCGAAGATTGGTGGCTCTTGTACAATTGAATCAGGAGGTAGCATGAAGTTTACTGCACCGAGAATTGACATTAACTAAAATGGATCATGAATTTGTTATACTGTTGAATGGCGAACTGAAGACTTATACACGTTACGAAGACATTCCAGACAAGTTTGATAATTTAATCAAGTTCTTACCAAGAACTCCAGAGCCACCGCACACACATGAACAACACGAAGAAATAGATTCGTGGATGGATAGATTACAAGAGTTGCTGAAACGAGAAACGAATGGCAATTGAAATTTTTCCGCCTAGATTTCCTGATGCGCTAAGAAATAAAAATTTTACTTTGACTGTTACTGCAAAGGGTGTACAGTCAGGAGTAATTGGCTCAGGTGGTGGTGGAATTGGAGGTGGTGGAAGCGGAACTTACATAATTGAAAAAGTTACAGGAATAAGTGCCACTTTGTTAGGCGATACTGAACCAGATTTAAAGATAACTCCTGGAGCAACGGCAGATAGTTTCATTATTTCTGGTTTTTATCAAAAAGGGTTTTCTGACTTAGCAAAATTTATTACAAAAGAGGGCAGCACAAAAACTGAGACTGAAACCACGGTTACAAGTTTAGGTAACATTTTGCCTAACAAAAATATTATACTTTATCAGCCGTCAGATATAACAAGCGTAACACGAACTTTTACTATAGTAGTTACATATACTGGAATTACTTCAGGACTTACCGAAACTTTTACTATTAATCAAATCGTTCTTAATGACATACGAAACCACACATCTTATTTACAATCGTATTATGGTAACACAAATCCTTTCGTTTTTTCTCCCGTGTTTTCTGGCGGTGCAGATGGAAAACCTGTGATTTGGACAAACGCATTAGGAAAAGAAGTTAAATGGACAGCGGAATAAACAAATGACAGTACCAAAGACCTTTGCAGACAAAAGCATCTCTGTAGGACTAGGAGACTTAGATACCAACTTTACTTATCTTGAGCAAAGATTGGATAATGTTGTCACATCAAATGTGACATCGAATTCAAACGTCAGCACAGGTAATGTTATTGCTGGTAATGTTTTTGTTAGTGTAAATGTTAGCACAGGTAATGTTGTCGCTGGCAATATTTTTGTTACCACAAATGTGATTTCGGGTAATTTATATACTAACGATTCAAATACCGTAAATGTTGTTATACGAGATTTAAGTACAACAGGTCTAGATTTAACTACAACCGCATGGTCAGGCAGTCCTTCTACGGTTAGTACAAATGGAACAATTCAATTCAATAAAAATTCTTTGTATGCCACAGTTGATAGAACTCAAGGAGTAGGCTATGTTCCGGCAACACAATTTAGGTATCTAACATCAAACACTATATTTGGTGCGGGTGGTTTCATAAGCACAGCGGAATTGCCATTCATGGGTAACAGCAACGGTGTAATGCTAACTGCAAATAGTGCATATGAAATCGAATGGCAGTTATATTTTCAAAAAATAACAGCTGGTACTGTAACATTTAATATACGATTTAGAAGTGGTTCGGGTGCTGGCTCTGGCGTAAATCCTCAATTAGTAAATGCAACATATGTTGGTGGTGCAGCAAGCGTTGTCGCTGCTGCATGTACCGCAGGGAGAATAATTGGCACCGCTGATCCATTTACTCTTCCAGTAACACCTTCTTTGACAGATAACACACTCTACGCATTTAATATTAAAGCGTTTGTTATAACAAACTCCGTTACATCAGGTAATTGTTATCTATCAGTTTCAACAAGTGCGGGTCGTATAACTCCAAATACTGGAAGTTACATGAAAGTAACTAAGTTGCCCCGCAGTAACGTAGGAGTATTTTCATAAATGCCAGCAGCAACAAGAGTAGGAGATTTGGACGTAACACATTGCTCTCCGCCATCAAGAGCGCAAGGTTCAGGTAGCGTTTTTGTAAATGGTCGACCATGGTCATGTCAATCTCATATTAACACACCACATTTACTTCCTGTGCCAGGAATTCCATGTCCAGTACACGTGGCACCAATAACAAAAGGCTCATCAACTGTTTACGTTGAGGGTCTTCAAGCAGGAAGAGTCGGTGATCCTGTTACTGCATGTACGGCGGTAGCACAAGGATCCGAAAATGTTTTCGTTGGAGGTTAAATAAATAATAAATGGCTACCACTATCACAACAGCGAATCCAAGAATTTCTTCAGAGAGAGGTTTCAAAGACCTCGATTTGAACTTTAACATGCATCCTATTAAAAAAGACGTTACAAAAAATATTAATGAATATGCTGTAATCAATTCTGTGAAAAATTTAATGTCTTTAAGTTATTACGAAAAACCTTTTAGACCAGAAATTGGAAGTGGTCTACGAAGCTTATTATTTGAAAATGTTGATCCAATTGTGGCAGAACAAATTAAAACAGCTATAAATGACACAATTTCAAACTATGAACCTAGAGTAAGTATTTTAAGTATCAGCGCAACAGGGTATCCCGAAGATAATGGATATAGTATTTCTTTAACCTTTTTCATTATCAACAATCCAAATCCAGTTACGATTGATTTCTTTTTAGAGAGAATTAGATAAAAATGGCAGACCGTCTAAGAGTAACCGAACTTGATTTTGATTCAATCAAGGAAAACTTAAAAACATTTTTAAATCAGCAGTCTGAATTTACGGACTACAATTTTGAAGGATCTGGTTTGAATATTTTGCTTGATGTACTTGCGTACAACACGCATTATCAAGCATATTATTTGAACATGATTGCCAACGAGGCTTTTCTTGACACAGCACTTTTACGCGATTCGGTAATCTCACAAGCTAAAACTTTAGGTTATATACCTTATTCTAGAAAAGCGCCGAGAGCATTAATTAACTTTACAGTAAATACGGCGTCAAATGTTGCATCAACTATGACAATTCCAAAAGGATTTAGATTTTTATCAGAACAAATTGACGGTGTGAGTTATGGATTCGTAACATTGGAAGAATTAAAAGTTACTAAAGCAAATAATGATTTTTCTTTCTTTAACATACCAATTCACGAAGGACAGTTAGTAACCTACTCGTATGTTCATGATCAAGCTTCTAATCCTAAACAAGTGTTTGTTTTGCCTGATGCAGAGGTAGACACTACAACCATTTCAGTAACCGTTCAACCTTCAGTATCTAATACTGAAATTGAAATTTATAATTTAGCCGATGATTCAAGTAATACATCGACTCAATCAAAAGTTTTTTATCTGCAAGAAGATAAAGCACAAAGATACTCAATTTATTTTGGTGACAATATTATAGGTAAAAAACTTCCAGATGGTGCTGTTGTAAATATGAATTATCTTGTTACAAATGGAGAAGTTCCAAACAAAGCAAATAACTTTATTGCCACACAAACATTAGTTGATTCAAATGGACAAACTCATTCAGACTTCATTATCGATCCAGTAAGTGAAGCTTCCGGTGGAGCAGAAAGAGAATCTGTTGATAACATCAAATTTGCTGCACCTCTTTTGTATACATCTCAAAATCGTTTGGTAACTTTTTCTGATTATGAAGCATATATTACAAAGAAATATCCGCCCATAGATTCTATTTCCGTATGGGGTGGTGAAGATGAATCTCCACCAAAATTTGGAATTGTTTATATCGCACTAAAACTAAAAGAAAATTATTATTTGTCTGAAACTGAAAAACAAAAAATTATAGATGAAATCATTAGACCTAAAGCGATTGTTGCTATCCAAGCAGTTATTCGTGAGCCAGAATACTTGTACTTAAAATTGGCATCAACCGTTAGATACTATTCAAGAAAAACAAATAAAACGGAAGATGAGATTAAGACGATGGTTCGTAATGCCATATTAACATATAATACAACTAACTTGAACAAATTTGCTGCACAATTTATTTTATCTAAAGTTCAAGATTCTATAGATAAAGTCGATCAAAGTTCGATTGTTGGTTCAAGTGTTAATGTTCGTTTGGAAAAAAGATTTACTCCAACTTTAACAACTTCCACTCCATATACAATTAATTTTAATGTGCCTTTACGTAGAGGCACGATTGGCAACAAACTAACTTCAACGTATTTTACTGTCGCAGATGTTAATGGTATAGATCGCTCAGTTCAGTTTGATGAAATTCCTCAGTCTTTTTCTGGAATCTCATCAATTCAAGTTACGAATCCTGGAACAGGATATATAACTCAGCCAACGATTACAATATCTGGTGACGGTGTTGGTGCAAATGCGTCGGCGGTAATTGTAAACGGAAAAATTGAGAGTATAAAAATTATAAATCGAGGAATCGACTACACACGTGCCACAGTTTCAATTGTTGGTGGAGGTGGATCAGGAGCAACAGGAGTTGTAATAGTTGATGGAAAAATAGGAACAATTCGAACTGTTTATTACGATTCTTTTGCTCAACGTCAAGTGGTTAATTCAAATGCTGGAGAAATTAATTACGAAACGGGTATAGTTTCGATTTCTAATATTGTTATTAAAGATGTTAATTCTGCCGATGGATTGATTCGTGTTTCGATTGAATCGGAAAAAGATATTATAAGTTCTTCAAAGAATACTATTCTCACGTTAGATGCAGCCGATCCAACTTCAATTAGCACAACTTTAGAGACAATATAAGAGTATAAGTGATGTCAATTTCTGATTTAAAAACATCGGTACTTATTGAAACGCAAATTCCAGAATTTGTTAGGGATGATCATCCAAAATTTGTTGCGTTTGTAAAAGCATACTATGAGTTTTTGGAAACTCAAGCAAACACTTCAGCCACTTCAAATAATCTAATTTCAACCGCAAAATCTTTGAGAGATATTCGTGATGTTGATGAATCGATTGAGAAGTTTGAGAGAAGTTTCTACAATACTTTTGCAACATTAATTCCAGTTGAAGTTCAGTCAAATAAAGCTTTATTGTTTAAGCATTTGGCAAACATATATCGTTCCAAAGGTGCCGAAAGTTCTTTTAAACTTCTGTTTCAATTAATTTATGGTAAAGATATTGAAGTTCTTTACCCTAGAAATAGCATTCTTCGTGCATCGGCAAGTAAATGGGAAGTAGATAGTAAACTTAGAATCAATAACGATGTTTTCAGTCGTTATGTTGCAGACGGAACGACTAGAGTTTTTTATCTAGTAGGAAAAATAGAACCTGAAGAAATAAATGTTTACGTCGATGATGTTTTAAAAACAATTGACGTTGACTATTACATTAACAAAGAGTACCGTCAATTAGTATTTTTAAATATTCCTGCCAACAATTCTATTGTAAAAGTAAGATATGAAAATCTAAATCCAGTTATTTTAGGTAATAGAAAAGTCGTAGGAGTATCTTCAGGTGCTTATGCCATTATTGAAGATGCGATTAGAAGAACATCTTCTGACACGTTTACATTAAGTCTTCCTATTGATTTACTCATCAATCCAAGCACTCTACGTGGATCATTTTTAAATGGTGAAGAAGTATCAATACCTATTGTAGATGAAGTAAATAATGTAATAGTTGATGTTCGCGCTTCGACATATTCAATCGTAAAAAAGATCAATGTAGTCAATTCTGGAAATAATTATAGTGTTGGCGATCTCGTTTATGTTTATGGCGGGAATTCAAAAACAAACGCAATCGGAACAGTAGAAAGTGTTTCTTCTGGTTTCGCAGATAGTATTCTTATTCATCATGGTGGAGCTGGCTTCACCACAACTTCTCCTGTTTCGGTTACTGGAAATAGTGCTTTTACCGTCTTCACACTTTTTGTTGATGCCATAGATGCATCAGGAGCAAACGCTGGAAATACTCTTACAGTATCTCCTGATGTCATATCGAATTTAAGTTTAAATGTTGGTGGAAATGTTTATATTAACAGTTCCAATTTTGGTGCGGTTTTCTTGAAATCAAACGTGAGTGCTGCTAATGCACTCAACACAGTTTTTAATTACGTTACACTTCAAGTTGGACCAATTTCAAACGTCACAGTCCTTTCTTCAACTTTACCACTAAATCAAAAAGACTCGACTATTCTAGATGCATCGGGTGCATTGTATGGTGCAAATGCTCCCTATCGTTTTTCGAAGAGTTTAAAATCAATTGATCGTTATAAAATTAATGATGGTGGATTAAATTACAAAATTGGAGATGAAATTGTATTTGGACCAAATCCTTTAGGCACGTATGGTCAACATGCCGCTGCAACTGTAGGTAAAATTGCAGCGAATGGTTATATTCAAAAAATTGTTTCCGCAAATGCTAGAATACAGGGAACAGCATCCATCTTATCGGCTTGTAATGAGATTATAGGAACAGGAACATTTTTTACAAAAGAGTTATTTGTTGGTGATACAGTAGAGATTAATAATGAACCAAAATTAATTGTTGCGATTGTAAATGATACATTAGCCACAGTTTCTGGAACTTTCACATACTCAACTTCTGGTAGAAAAATAGGAGTTCAAAACAGATGGCCAATTGGTGGTTATGGATACACTCAGAATAATTTCCCATCAATTTCAGTCGATTCTGCAACAGGTTCTGGAGCGATTATTGAGATTGATTCTATACTAGGAGACAACGAAAGACTTTCGATTGCTGGGTTTGGAGCCAGTAATGGTGCAATCACTTCAATACAAGTCATTGATCCAGGTTCAGGATATCAATACATTCCATCTGTAGAAATAACTGGTGGAGATGGTTCCGCTACAGGAAATGTTGAAATTGAACGATCATATATTTCCAGTGGTGGTAACTGGAGAACAACAGATTCACTTTTGTCCAGCTTCGAAAGAAAAATACAGGGTGAAGATTTTTATGTGGATTATTCATATGTTATCTCTTCTCAGATAGAATTCAGTAAATATAAGAGTCTGCTTAAACAACTGCTGCATCCTGTAGGATTAATTAACTATGCATTTTACAATAAACAAAACATCGTTGAATTAACTGACGTTGAAGTTGAAAGAAATAGAGAGACAACACTTTCAGGTAAAGTTAATGTTTCAAATGGCGGTGCAATTGTTGTTGGTTCAAATACAAAATTCAATGTTTTATATGATGCGGGTATTCTTACAATAGGATCATCAATCGCAGCAAATGGAGAATTGCGAAAAGTATCTCACATTGTAAGCAACACTAAAATTGTAACCGAGTCGAACGTATCAAATCTGAGAATCACAAACGCAGGTTCAGGATATTCAAATGGTTATTTGGTGTTCTCAAATGGCGGTGGTCAAGTAACAAGTCTAACTATTTCAAATCCAGGTTCAGGTTATGAGAATGGTTCAATTGCATTTTCTGGTACAGATGAATCGATTCGATCTGTGGCAAATGTTGAAGTTTACGCATCAAATGGCGCATTAAGAAATATAACTTTCGTGTCCGGAGGTCTTTACTCAGACAAACCAATCGCGCTTCCTGATACGAATCCACACAGAGTTCTATATGCTAATGGAATTACGATAACGAATCGCGGTCAAGGATACTCAAACGGATGGTTACAAATTTCTGGTGGAAGTCCATTAAGAGATGCAAATGTACAACTTATAGTTCACCCCAATACTTCAATTAATACTGTTGTTGTAATCGATTCTGGACTTTATCAAACTGATCCAACGCTTGCTGTTCCAAACTCAAGTCCAAATGTCGTTATTTCCGACATTAAAGTAGTGACTTTAGTTCGAATGGTTAATGTGAATGCTCATTCAAGAACGGTAAATAGCTTCATCACATTTACCACAAACACGGTATCGAATGCCAATGTTGGTACGCAATATAGTGCGGCAAATGCAAGAGTGTATGTGAATACGGAAGGTTATGTTTTAAATGTTGAAGTACAAGCGAACGGAGCATATTCAACAGATTATCCTATATTTGCAAACATTGCTGGTTTAAGATATTATGAAAATAATGAAGTGTTTACAGCAACTACAAACGCAGAGTCCAATGTGATGTTTACAATTACTGCGCCAAGTGGTGGACTTGGACACTCTAATGGCATTATAAATTTCTCTGGAGGAAGTCCGAGTCGTTCTGCGGTAGCAAGCATCGAAGTTTTTCATCCAAATTCTGCACAGGTAATATCCATTACTGCAAATTCGTTTGCACATGGAGCTAACGGTTACATTAATTTTGTAAGTCCAGACAAAGACAATATTAGTGCGAATGCAAGAGTCTTTGTTAATTCAACAGGTGCAATTGTCAACGTCACAGTTTTAAATAGAGGATTATATAAAACTACTCCATTCGCATTACCTCAAACAGGTAACGCAGTATTTACCGTGCAGATGATGCCTATGGGAGGAAAAATTCGTAAGATTGATATTACTGATAATGGAGCATATTCTACCGCGCCAACTGCTGTATCAAATACAATTCCTCAATCAATCATATCAGTCGTATCGAATACAGCAACTAACATATATGCTGGCACATGTATCGCTAATGGTTATTTGGTTTTTGGTGGAGGAACACCAGTAAGAAAAGCAAACGCCACGTATGAAATATATCCAGCAAATGGTGTAATTAATATGCACTCTATTGTGATAACGGATGTTGGATTATATTCTGTTCCACCAACAACTGTTACGCCAAATGTTACTCCAGTTTCCGTAACGCAAGTGCTGATAACTTCTGGCGGAGAAGGATATCTGCAGCCAGTCTCTGGTAAAGAAGCAGGCTATGTAGTGTTTTCGACCAATCAGGAATCTGCAAATAATCCTGCAAACTGTCTTATCGGAGTTGATACTTCAGGTAGAATTAATAAAACTGTTGTAACTGATATAGGTCTATATGCAAACGGACAAGACATTATTATCGTAGGTATTTTAGATCCGACTACAGGTGCAATTCAAACTCCAACAACTCCTGCGATTCTTTCAATTGGATATAACGCAAATACAAGAAACATCGCACAGTTATCGGTTTCTTCTTCAGCAAATTCAGGACAAACGGCAGGATTTCTTGTTACAGCAAACAGCAATACCTTCGTAAATGCTGCATTTACTTTAACTGCGGTAGCAAATGCGGTGACAAATGCGGTAATTACTGTTGGATTTGTTGAGCAGAATACAGCAGCTAACGTATTGGTTGAAGTTTATTCTGGAAATGGAGCCATTCGAAAGCTGACAGTAAATAGCGATAGTGTTCTCCAGGGTGTTGGAAAATATTATTATACTCCAAAAATAACTCCAAATTCTGCTGGAGCTAATGCGATAATTACGATTGATCCTGTTTCATGGAGTCAAACTGCAAACGCACAAACTGCGGTAATTTTCTCTGCTGTTCCAAAAATTTATTTGACTGCGGAAGATGGAGAAATTATTGAGACAGAACAAGAATTCGATTTGATAATAGAATAAATAGAAGAACTTAGGAATTTAAAATGGCAAAAGTTAAGTTATCGGAATTAACAGAGTTAACCTCTCCATCTTCCAATACAAAAAATACATTTTTTATGGTAACAGACATTCAATCTGGAACACCAGTTTCCAGAAAAATGTCTGCTTTTACCCTAGACACATTACTTGACGTAACTCAGGGACAGGCTAATTTGGCGTTTAATCACGCCAATTCAGGATTTACACAGGCAAATTCGGCATTCAATCATGCTAATTCAGGATTCATTCAAGCGAATTCGTCCTATCATAGTGTGAACGCTGGATTCAATCACGCAAATTCTGGATTCGTTCATGCCAACTCAGCGTTTATTCATGCCAATTCTGCGTTTCTTGCTGGAAACGGGACAGCAATATCGGCAAATACACCTAGTCATGTATCAAACTCAGCGTCAAGTTATGCAAATGCTGCGTTTATTCACGCAAACTCAGGATTCATTCAAGCGAATGCGGCATTCGTTCACACGAACTCAGCGTTTAACCATGCAAACGCCGCTTATGTAAGTCAGAATGCGACAGGTCAATACGCTAACGCAGCATTTACTTTGGCCAATGGCGCATTTATTCACGCCAATTCTGGATTCATACAAACTAATGCGGCTTTTAATCACGCCAATTCAGGTTATCAGTCACAGAATTCGACGGGTCAATACGCTAACGCCGCATTTATTCACGCAAACTCTGGATTTATTCATTCTAATAGTGGATTCGATCATTCAAATTCGGCGTTTATTCAAGCGAACTCTGCATATCACGATGCTAATGCGGCATTCTTACATGCGAATTCAGGGTTCATTCAAGCAAACTCTGGATACCATGACACGAATGCTGCATTCATACATGCAAATGCTGGATTTGAAATTGCCAATATGGCTTCAGGATTTGCGAACAGCGGATATGCTCACGCAAACTCTGCGTTTGATGTTGCAAATGGATCGTACAATTACACAGCAGCAAGTACAATTATTTGGGATACATCACCACCAGCAACAATACAAATAGCTATTGATCGACTTGCTAATTTGGTTTACATATTGAACAGTAACAATCCAATACCATAATAGATAATAATTATGCCTTCAGTAACATCTAAAAAGTTGCCCTATATAGCGGCAGTTCAGTTTAAAGAGTCTTTCTATGAGCCACAACCCGAAGTGGGTTATGTGTACATTGCAAGACCTCTTGCGTATGCAAACGAAGAAGTTCCTACCGTTACCGTGGATTGCATCCAAGATGATAAATTGGTATGGGAAAATATGATTGCCGCAAAAAAAATTACCGGCAATGATTTAGAACTTGTTATACCATTAGTAGATTGGACAGCAAACACCAAATATAAACAATATGACGATTTAATTGATCTAGATAAATTATTATCTTATGATGATGCCATAAATGTCAAGCCGATGTATGTGTATACATCGGACAGAAGTGTTTATAAGTGTTTGTCAAATAACTCATCTGCTAATTCTACTGTAGAACCAACAGGTGATTATTCTGTTTCTAACGGATGTATTTCAACTTCTGATGGATACATCTGGAAATACATGTTTAATGTTAAATCTTCAAGTAAATTTTTAACAGACTTATGGATTCCTGTGCCAACAAGCAATGCTCAACTCGATTATTCAGTAAGTGGTTCGGGTATTGTGGAAGGAGAATTGACAACCATCGTTGTCGAAAATTCGGGACTTGGATATTATGAAAATAATGTTTCAGTAATTCCAATATTTACTTCTGGATGCACGATATTAAGATTGGCAAATACAACCAATGTTGCTGCAAACATGTTTGTTTCCGGCACAGGCATTGCTCCCAAAACATTTATCTCTACCGTCGATACTCCAAACAATAATATAACATTATCTTTAGCAACAACTGGTTCTGGTGGTGGCAATACAACAGCAAATCAAATTTCAATTACAACTAGAATTTTTGTAGATGGTAATGGAAGTGGAGCAGTTGCATCTCCTACAATCAATTCAAATGGTTATTTGACAAAAGTTGCTGTTACTACGATTGGCACAAACTATTCTAGAGCAAATGCTTATGTATTTGGTACAGGTACAGGTGCAACTTTGCGCGTTATTCGTGCGATGAAAAATGGACATGCAAAAAATCCAGCTAAAGAATTAGGTGCTAACAGCGTGATGATTTCATCCAGAATTGGTGAAATTGATACTACTGAAAATGGAAAAATACCAGCAAATACAACATTTAGACAATCTGGAATATTTGTGAACCCATATAAATATGGAGAGAAAAGTGTTGTCGCACCTTTGAATGCAAGTCCTGTAATATCACAAGCGACATCATTAACACTAACCGCTGGCGGTGCATATTCACTAGGTGAATTTGTTTACCAAGGCTTTCAGAATGATGTGTCTTATGAAACTACATCCGCTTATGGATTCGTTTTAGATCAAACCACAACAACAATAAGATTAACGAACGTAGTAGGAACATTTAAAACAGGATTTCCTTTGTATGGAGCAAATTCTGGTATTGTGGATCGTTTAGTCGTTTCCATACAAAATCCTGATTTTGAACCATATTCTGGAGATGTTCTTTATACCGAAAATGCTGTAAAGACACAAAGAGCAGACGGTCAAGCTGAAGACATCAAACTTATTGTTAGATTTTAAAGGTTAATAAATGCCATTACTTACAAATTTTAATACCGATCCTTATTACGACGATTTCAATGATAATAAAAATTATTATCGTCTTTTATTTAAGCCAGGAAATGCTGTTCAAGCGCGTGAGTTGACGCAGCTTCAAAGCACCTTACAGGATCAAATCAAAAAATTTGGCGATCATATTTTCAAAACAGGCTCCATTGTTACTGGTGGACAAATAACAATTCAAAATACAGCGTATTTGAATGTATCTTCAACATATTTCGGTAAAGATATTGTATACACCAATTTTGATAAACAAGTAATTATCAATACAGCGAACACTAAACGTGCGTATGTTTTAAAATCTTACGGTGCTGAACCTACATTAAATGAACCGATTACGTTCATTATCAATCAATTATACGGAGATAGCTTCGTAGATGGCGAAACAATTTATACATCAAATACTGATCCTACTGTTGCGACATTCTATGCAAATTTGGCATCAACAAATGTAACAGGAAATTGTCAAGCGTTTTCTGTAAATGAAGGTGTTTTTTATTATGACGGACTTTTCATTAAAAGTCAACCGCAAAGTGTTGCAGTTAATAAGTATGATCGCACAGGAAATGCAATTGTTGGATTCGAAGTTAGTGAAAGTTTAATTGATTATACAGAAGACACTTCACTATTAGATCCAGCACAAGGTTCATCAAATTTCCAAGCACCAGGCGCAGATCGTTATAAAGTTTCTCTCGTACTAAACACACGTCCAATCGATAGTAGTGACCTTACTCAATTCATTGAGTTGGGAACTATGGAAGAAGGTAATCCTAAAAACATCGTTCAGACTCCAATTTATGCTGCTATTGGGGATGAATTCGCAAGAAGAACATTAGATGAATCTGGTGATTATATCGTTAAAAGTTTTAATCTAGAGTTGACTGACAGTACGGCAAACAATGCATTTGCTAATATCAGTTTAGGTTCTGGAAAAGCATACGTTAAAGGATATGAATTCCAAACATCAGCTCCAATTATACTAACTGTTCCTAAACCTAGAACAACGGAAACAATTACAAATAAAAGAGTTGATGTAGATTATGGATATTACTTATTTGCAAACAGTATGTTTGGAAATTTTGCGACAAATCAGTACGGCAACGTAGAATTTTCTATCTATAATTCTGGAGAATCATTTCCACTCGTTCTTTCATCGTTAGCTACGATAAACAGATCGAATATTTCAAACTCGGTCGTAGCAACTGGTAGAATTAAACTTCAAAGTTTCTATAGTGTTTCTTCGAATACACTTGATAGTAATAATTACATTTATAAGCTATATGTAACTAGTTTAAATTCTAATCCTTTAGTTGGTAACACAAGAGCTGGTTGTACAACCACAACGATTAGGCTTCCTAGTCTTTTCCCATCAAATACAAGCATATACAAAGGAATGTCCATTAAACTAATTGATGGTGTTCCTCAAGGTTCTGGTTCAGCCGAAGATAACCTCACGAAACTTATAGTGAGTTCATCATCACAAGACGTTACCATACAATCAACAACGGCTGGCGGTAAAGTTTTCCGTGATGATACTGTTACCGCAATGAACAATGGACTCGTAAGATTCCAGATTATTGGCGGTTTAATACACGCGGAATCTGTGATCGTTAGAAATACATCAGGCGCTATAGTTGCTTCAGCAAATATTTCTCCATTAAGTAAAATTGAGCAAATTGGAACGACAGATGAGTCGTTGAAAAATAATAGAATGTTTCAACCTGCGTATATTGCAGAATCAGGTAAAGAGCCTCTTTTAATTAGAATAGGCGAAGCTTTTGTTGCAGACAATACGATTAGAGATTTTTCTTTTGCGTACAGAAAACTTTTCCAATCCGTATCATTTGTTTCTGGTGTGTCGCAGCCACTTTCACTTGGAATCGGAGAAACAATACAAGATGCAACGACGATTGATTCTAAACAAAGATATTATCAGATAGTTGTTACTAATCCTGGTTCAGGATCTCATCATGCGTTAGGAAAAACTATACCAGCGCAGCAATTTTCTGTAGACACATCTTCACGAACAATAAGTGTGGATGCTGGAGAAAATATGACTGCAAACATTTATGCGGTTGTAAGTTCTTCTATTCCTACGTCAAAAACAAAAACTTTTGTAAAAGCTAATACAATTCTTGTCGATCCAACATCAGCTAGAAAACCGTATAAAATCTTCTCTGGTAATACTTCAGCATTCGTTTCGCCGTTCGACTGTCAAACAATCATCGATGAATCTTTTGTTCAGAGAAAACCTGGTATTCCACAACATCTTTATGTTACAGATGTTTATGCAATTAATGCTGTTTTTGATTTTAACGGCACAGCAATTACAACATCCAACTACAATTCGGGAAGTTATTCGAATGTAACATCTCGTTATTCTTTAGACACAGGTCAAAGAGATTCATATTACGACTGGTCAGGAATCGTGTTGAAGCCGGGGCAAAATCCTCCACGTGGTCCTCTTCTCATTCGTTACGATAGATTTACGTCAAACGGTTCTGGATATTTTGATGTAGACTCATACACAAGAGGCGGAAGACATGAAGATGGTGGAACAGGATTTGATTATGGAAATATTCCTAATTATCGTTCACAAGACGGCAAATCAAGAAATCTAAGAGACTACTTAGATTTTCGCCCAGTTAGAGTTGATGGAGCAAATGCTGTTGTTACCAACGTAACATCAGACTATCTTGCAAATAATTTTGTTTTAAGTGTAAACGAAGCGGTTCTTGGTCCACAAATTGCTGAACCTGGATTAGATATCTTCATGGATTATGAATATTATTTGCCTAGAATAGATCGTGTTGTATTAAACAAGAGTAGAGAGTTTCAGGTACTACAAGGTGTCCCAGCATCTAAGCCAGTTGTTCCTGAAGAGCCAGCGGATTCAATGACGTTATATGTGCTGACTTACCCCGCGTATTTGACTTTCACATCATCTACGTTAATACAAACGTACAATCATAGACGTTATACGATGCAAGATATTGGCAGACTTGATAAGAGAATTCAAAATCTTGAACTGTATACATCTTTGTCTTTTGCGGAACTTGCTATTTTAAGTAAAAATGATCGTAATGTTCGTGATTCAAATGGCATATCTAGACCTAAAAATGGTGTTTTAGTAGATTCGTTTACCAATAAAAAAGTATCCGATATTATTTCACCAGACTTTGATGCCGCAATAGATACAATTTCTCGTTTATGTCGCGGATCATATAATATTGCATCCACATTAATACAGTCTTCACCAGCTGAAAATTCTGGAGTTGAGATTAATGGACCATTATTGATGCTTGCATCGACTGAAACTACTTTCATCATGCAAAATCGAGCATCAAAGACAATGAATATTAATCCGTTTAATATTGTAAACTTTCTTGGAACAGTAAGGCTTGATCCAACTTCAGATGTTTGGAAATCAGAAACTCGTTTAGAAGCGCAGAATATCGATTTATCTGGAGGTGAAGCTGCAAGGGATGCGTGGTCTTCAATTCAGAGTACCACTTGGGGTGCATGGGATACTACATGGACAACTACATCCAAAGTATTAGATACTAAAACAACCAGAGATGTTGTAAATGTAAATGGAGGTTGGGCATCAGGCGCGTTAGAAGCTAACTTTGAAGCGACTGGTGGCAGAAGTGTGGTTGGCGGTAGTGGAATAGCAGCTACAGGTGATGTAATTACAACCACAACACAAAGAACTTTAGAAACATCTTCTTTAGAAGCAACAAGAACTGGTATTTTATCGCAAATTGTTCCACAAGAATTAACTCAATCAATGGGTGATAGATTGGTTGATATAAGCGTGGTTCAGTTCATGAGAGAAAAGAGAGTGTTGGTACTTGCTGAAAAGTTTAAACCATTTACGACTCTGAATGCGTTCTTCGACAATGTAAATGTCAATGATAGAATCGCAAAAGTAAATCGTTTTGAAATGACACAAAATGATCTGTCATATAAAACGACAATTTCGGATGCCGAAACAGTAACTTTCTATGCTCTGGAACCAACAACCGTTGCTGGAACAGATACGTTTACTGAAGCTGATGGAACTATCTACAAATTTTCTAAAAAAATTGGAGTAGGAGGTGCCATACTGCAAGGTGGTAAAAACGTATTCATTGCGAATATGGATCCAGATGCAGCAGCAGGTTCTTGGTCACAATATGCAACACACGGAATCGCAGTAAAGGGCGATAGATCAGAAGAACTTGAAAGAACTCTTAAATGGACTCATCAAGTTGGTGTTGCGTTAGGTGGCGGTGCAAGCACAATCACTCTTGCCTATAGTGCAGGCGGAGCAGTAAACACAGATTCAGCCGCATCTAGCTATATTGTAGGAAAACAGATTAGAATTTTAAGAGGTAAAGGTGAAGGACAAGTTGCCACAATCAGTGGCTATGATGCATCCACGCGTGTAGTTACAATCACTGGTTCGTGGGGAACAACTCCAGACACAACTTCAGTTTACACAATCGGAACACTTGAAACGACTGAAGAAGGATTGACTGCAGGAATATTCTTTATACCTGCTGATATCTTTAGAACAGGAGAGAAAATTTTCCGTCTGATTGATGACGAATTTAATAACGTGGAAAATTCAAGATCAAACGGAGATACAAAATTCTACTCTGAAGGTAGAGTGAATACTGTACAAGAACAAACAATTACAGTATTTGTGCCTACAGTTACAAGATCGACAGTTACAGAAGAATTCTCTGCAACAACTTCATCTGTTAAAACAGCAACAAGTTCGACAAGACAGAACAATGTTGTTATTGGATACTATGATCCTCTTGCACAAACATTCCTGATTAATCCAAATCAATATCCTCAAGGTGTAGTTATTGATTCGGTTAGAGTTTGTTTTAAAACAAAAGATTCAACCATTCCTGTAACATGTCAGCTTCGACCTGTTGTTAATGGTTATCCATCATCGGCTGTAGTTTATCCTTTTGCGGAAAAAACATTAACTCCGGACAAAGTTACTATAACCGATATTCCTGATTTGACTGACTCAAGTAAGTATACGGAATTTAAGTTTGAAACTCCTGTGCTTCTTTTACCAGGAGAACATTCATTTGTCCTTGTTTCAAACAGTAATGGATATGAAACGTATATTGCGGAAATAGGTGCAACGGACATTCGAACTCAGAATAAGATATCCGAACAACCATATACGGGTTCTCTATTCTTGTCGCAAAACGGATCAACATGGACTGCGGATCAAACTTCGGACATTATGTTCAGCATTCAAAAGAGAGTGTTTTCATCCGCTCAAGGATACGCAAATTTTAATGTGAATTTATCGCCATATTCAGCAAATACTCCATTCGATCTTTTACAATTAATGTCAACTGATGCAGCTATTCTGAACACAACTGTCACTTATGATTTTATTTCTGAACCTGAATTAGGAGAACCTCATCCACCATTGAGAATCGTGCCTAATTTTGATTATGAATGTGTTGATGGATACGGTAGAAGAGTCTTGAATACTGTATCAGGTAATGATACATTTAAGTTGATTGCATCATTATCTTCTAGTAATCCTGATATTTCTCCAATGATCGATGTCACACGTTTAAATCTGTTGACAATTGAAAACAAAATTAACAACATGCCTTTGCAGAATACAGGATTTGTTATTACAAATGGAGGCTCAGGTTATACAGGAAATGCGACAGTTACGTTCAGTTATCCTTCAACAACTCCTGCGGGTGCTCAAGGGGAAGGCGCAGCTGCCGTTGGCATTTATGAAGCTGCAAGTGGTAAAATTATTCGTATTGAAATTACGAATCCTGGAACAGGGTATATTCTATCGCCGTCAATTACGATGAATGCGCCTGAAACTGGAGGTGCAGTTACAGCAACAGCCGAATACAATGGTGAAGATTCTTCTGTTGGAGGTAATTCAGCTATTCGTTATATTACCAAACGTGTTAAGTTGGCGCCAGGTTTTGATGCAGGTGATCTCCGTGTTTACATGGATGCATATCGTCCACCTGGTGCAGGAATTCTTGTTTATTATAAATTATTGTCTGAAACTGATCCGTCGAATTTTGACGATAATGACTATCAATTGATGACTGAATTATCAGAAACTCAAAATCTGTTCTCTAAAAATCCAGTTGACTTTTTTGAAGCGGTATATGCTCCTGGTCGTTATGGTTCTGGTACTGCGGATAATAGAGTTTCATATCTCAAAAAAGATGGTAATATAGCAGATGATTTTATCTTATTTTCGATAAAAGTGGTTATGTATGGAACAACATCTGTTGATGTTCCAAAGTTTGCACAACTGCGTGTTATTGCATTGCCTATGTCTGAGGGTGCTCAAACTACAACACAACAAGATTAAATATTATGAAATACGTTCAAATTGAAAACCGTAAAAGCTTGTACCGCGATATCGAAAGTGGTGCAATAATTAACATCGATAAAGAAGAGTTTCGTACTTATCAAGCCGAAGTAGAAATGAAACGAAAAGAAAATGAAAAAAATTTGAAAATAGAAAATAAAGTGAATCAGTTAGAGAATGATGTTTCAGAAATAAAAGACTTGTTAAGACAACTCGTAGCAAAATCATAACGTGAAAATAGATCAAGTCTCGTCAGCAAACACTTTTGAAGAGTGGTTGCTGACAACATCTTCTTTAATTGCGGTCGCTAACAATCTTACCGACAACACTAACGGTGGATTTTTAGCGAATAGTTCTATTTTTATTGAAGGTGCAAACTCTTCTCTTAATGTTCGCACTTTAGCGAATATTAATACACTTCGCGCAAATACTGGTAATATTGCAAATACCAATATTGATGGATCGAACGTATCAATAGCATTAGATTTAACGGTAGGAAGAAATTTATCTACCGACGAAGGACATAGTGAAAATTTTTATGTTATTGGAATATTGGTTGAGCCTAACGCAGCATTTAATCAGGCAAATTCACAATTCGTACAATCAAATTCATTATATATTCACGCCAATTCAGCATTCATTCATGCAAATGCTGAATTTAACCAAACAAACGTATCGTTTATTCACGCCAACTCTGGATTCATACAAGCGAATTCTGTTTATTTGCATACAAATTATGCATTTAATCACGCAAATAGTGGATTCATTCAAACAAATTCTGCATTCTATCATGCGAACAGCGATTTTATACAAATTAATGCTGCGTTCGATCATGTAAACAGTGGATTTATTCACGCGAATTCGCAGTTTATTAAAATAAATGTAGCGAATGTACCAGTAGAACATGCTTTGATTCACATGGCGCCTGCTTTTAATAACGCGAACAGTGGATTTATTCAAACAAACTCAGCGTTTGATCACGCTAATGCAACTTTTAATCGTTCGAATTCTGTATTCATTCGTGCTAATAATTCATTAGACGCTAACAATGGCGGAACAGTTACGGGTGCTGTAACAATTCTGGCTGTTGATGGTGTTAAATCTCAAAACGGTGTATTAGAAGATTCCATAGAACTTAAAGGTAGATCAGGCGGATCTGCTTCATATGATTTTCTTTTAACGAGTGGAGGCATTCTTACGGTTGACAAAACCGTAGAATTTCCAGATTCAACTTTTGAAGTAGGCTTCAGAAATGTGCCTATATCCCGAACATTAGCCGATCAGAATGCTACAATTAATCCGACTGAAATTGGTAAATTTATTGAAGTTTCTGACAATGCTCCAGGGTTTGGACAAACTTATATAAATATTCCAAATTACTCAACTCAACCGTTTTCGAACGGCGATGTGGTAATTATCGTAAACAACTCTTCAGCGAATGTGGGTCTCACTTATGGAGTTACTGCATATAAAGCTGGCAAAGATACGATCATCACATCAGCAAATATTTTGCCAAAAGGAGTTGCGACAGTAATGTTCCTTGAGCCCAATTATTGCATAACATCAGGTATCACATAACAAGTTTATAAAAAAATGGCAATAAATCAACTTTCAACTTCTAATAACTTTACTGAATGGTTATCAGCGACCTCTTCTCTAATTGAAGTCGCTAATAACTTAACAAGTAATACGAGTGGTGGTTTCATTGCCAATTCTGCCATTTTTATTCAGGGAGCAGGCTCATCATTAAATGTTCGTAATCACGCGAACATTAATACACTTCGTGCAAATACTGGTAATATTGCAAACACGAACTTTGATAAAAGCAATGTAACCATTCAGCTCGACTTAACAGTCGGTAGAAATATCTCAAGCATTTACGTTTACGCCAATGAACTATATCAAAAAGGCGCAAATGTTTTACAACTTGCTGAAAGAATTAACCCGGCATTCAGTCATGCAAATAGTGGATTCATTCAAGCAAACTCCGCTTACATCCACATAAATTCTGGATTTAATCACGCAAATAGTGGATTCATAAAAACAAATGCGGCGTTTGATCACGCAAATTCAGGTTTCATTCAAGCAAATTCTGCTTATCATGATACGAATGCGTCATTTATTCATGCCAATTCTGGATTCATACAAGCAAATGCAGCATTCATTCATGCCAACTCTGGATTTATACAAGCAAATAGCGCATATCTACACGCAAATTATGCATTTAATCATGCAAACAGCGGATTCATAAAAACTAACTCTTCATTTGATCACGCAAATTCAAGTTTTGATCAAATCAATGCGGCTTTTGCTCACGCGAATTCAGGATTCATTCAAGCGAATTCTGCTTACATTCATACAAATGCAGCATTTAATCATGCGAATTCTGGATTTATTCGTGCGAATAACTCATTAGACGCTAACAATGGTGGAATAGTTACGGGTGCTGTTACCATAAGACATCCAAACGGACTAAAAGTACAACGAGCAGTTGGGTATGACAGTATATCACTTCGAGGTTCAACAGCACCTGGTGGATATACCATGACACTAACTCCAAAAACTTTGACTGCATCTAGAACAGCAACTTTTCCAGACGAAGATTTTACAGTAGGCTTCAGAAATATACCATTCAATGGACAAAAAACTTCAGAGTATACATTAGCTTTAACCGATATAGGAAAGTATATAAGTATAAAAGAAGGCGGATCAGTTATTATTCCTAATGGAGTTTTTGCGGATGGAGATGTCATCACAATCATCAATAACACAAGTGCTGATGTTATAATAACATGTAGCATTACAAATGCATTTGTGGCTGGACATGATTATGATATTCCATATACGCCTCTTTCTCCTAGAGGAATTGCAACAGTAATATTTACTAGTTCTACAAGTTGTATTATAATTGGAAATGTAGAACCCACTCAGCCAATAGTAGCGTGATAAAATAACATGACGATAATTTTTAATAGTAGAACACGTGGAAATACTTTTTCTGGTGGCAATTCAACACTGGTTCTTGCGAACACACCATCTCCAGTAAATCCTGATGGTTTAAACTTTTCTAACTTTACCGATAACGAACGAATTCCAGCTTATAGTGGGTATAAACCTTATACGATTGCAGGATATAAAAATTTTGCTTTTGTAGATAATGATTATTCGGGAAGTCTTAATAGTGAGTTTTATTATTCTCTTGAGCCTAAAAATGGTGAATGGGAAATAGGAAAAGCAACATACCGCGGAAAATCTCCAATAGTTTCAACATTTGCCGTTACCGCAACCGCAACTACAGCGTATTCTGGAGCAGTTCGTGACGCTAATGGCGACATTCATTTCGTGCCTTTTTCTGCCACAAGAGGACAAAAAGTATCATCGGCAGGTGTTGTATCAACATATCCATTAACATACACAGTTGCTGGTGCATATCAGGGCGGTGTTCTTGGTGGGGATAATGAAGTACATTTTATTCCTTATAATGCCAACAGAGGACAAAAAGTATCATCGGCAGGTATTGTGTCAACATACTCTTTAGCATACACAGTTGCTGGTGCATATTCTGGTGGAATTGTCGATACAGTCACATATCCTTACTATATTCATTTTGTTCCGTATAACGCAGCGGTAGGACAAACAATTGACACTACTAATACAATTGCATCAACTTGGGCGTTAGCATATACTACTGCAGGCGCATATCAAGGTGGATATACTGTTAATGGCGGAAACTACTTTGTTCCATTCAATGCACAAGTAGGGCAATACATGGCCAATTTTATTGCAACCACTTATGGTCTTCCGTACACAACAGCGGGTGCATATATTGGTGGCGTAGTGAGATCATTCTCTGCTAATTATCCTGGTGAAGTATATTGTATTCCATATAATGCGTCAGTTATGCTTGCGTTAGTCTCAAGTTCCACATATCCATTACCTTATACAACAACAAATGCATATGCCGGCGGAGTATTGGACAGAAATGGTAATGTTCACTTTGTTCCGTATAGCGCAAGAGTAGGTACTGTATATGATCAAAGTTTAGGTATATTTACCACATATTCATTAGCAGTAACATCAACCGCTGGTTTATTTGGTGGAGCGTTGTCATCAAACAATGACATTGGAATTATATTTGCAAATCATAGTGCTACGGCAGCACAAAGAGTTTTAGTAAATGCGATTACAAGAGATAAAATTTTCGATTCATCGAACAACGGACAAGCAATTTATCTATCGCCTAGCAATCTAACTACATCGGCAAACATTTCACTCGTATATCCAAATTCGATTGCTGTCGGTGGAGTACCAACATTTGATAATAATGAAATCGATTCTAATTTATCAGGATGGAAACCATTTAGAGGTTTATTGGAACAGAGTGCTTTAGGTGGAAATGCATACGATAATGCGAATACTGCTGGTATCGCATCAACATTTACATTACCATATACTGTTGCTTCTGGATATGCTGGAGCAATTCTTGCACCAAATGGTGACACACACTTTGTGCCACATTCCGCTGTAAGAGGACAAAAACTTTCGAAGTTGGGTATTCCATCCACTTATGTTTTATTACATACAGTCGCTAATGCGTATTATGGCGGTATTCTTGCACCAAACGGTGATGTACATTTTGTGCCGCGAAGTGCTAACAGAGGTCAAAAAATAAATGCTTCAGGCGTTGTGTCAACATACTCCTTAGTATATACTGCTGCCGATGCTTACGTTGGAGGCGTTGTTTCTCCGAACGGCGACATACATTTTGTACCTTACTCAGCTAACAGAGGACAAATGATATCGTCATCTGGTGTCGTATCGACTTATTCGTTGATATACACAGCCACTACCGCATATGCTGGTGGTGTTCTTGCGCCAAACGGTGACGTACACTTTGTGCCATTTAATGCAAACAGAGGACAAAAAATTTCTGCCGCTGGTGTCGTGTCTACATATTCATTAGTGTACAGTATTGCTGCTGCGTATCTTGGTGGTGTTCTTGCAGTTAATGGCGACATAAATTTTGTGCCTCATTCAGCAAACAGAGGACAAAAAATATCTGCTGATGGCGCTGTATCGACATATCCACTTGTTTATACTGTCGCTACTGCATATGCTGGTGGTGTTCTTGCGCCAAACGGTGATGTACATTTTATACCATTTGCTGCCAACAGAGGTCAAAAAATATCCACTTCTGGAGTTGTGTCTACATACTCATTGCCGTATGTTGTTGCAAGTGCGTATATCGGTGGTGCGCTTATGCCAAACGGTGATATATACTTCGCACCTTTTTCTGGTGTAGTAGGACAAAAAATTGCAACGCTTTCGGTTAATCCTTTGCCTGTAAATGCTTGTCTTAGTCCATTTTTAAACAAACTTTAAAGAAAAATTATGGCTTTTGTTGCTTTAGATAGAGCGTTCGTCACAACAAATACAACTGGAACAGGAAACGTAACACTTGATTACGCAGTTTCAGGTTATCAATCATTTGCGAACGTATGTCATAATAATCAAACTTATTACACAATCGAAGATCGAAATGCTTTTGAGGTTGGAATAGGAACAGTATCAATGTATCAAGTTCCTGTAACATATTCATTAGTGTACACAACTGGAAATGGTTATGCAGGCGGTGTTCTTGCGCCAACTATTTCAGGAAATGCTGACGTTCATTTTGTTCCTTATAGTGCGGAAGTCGGTCAAAAAATATCTCAATACGGCGTTGTATCAACATACTCATTGGCGCATACCGCTGATAGTGCATATTTTGAGGGTGTAGTAAATCGTCTTGGTGAAATGCATTTTATTCCTTATAGTGTTGGTATAGGACAAAAGTTACAGTTCGATATCACGCCCGAAGTTTATTCTAGCACATATCCTTTAGTTTACACCGTGTCTTTAGCGTATCAAGGTGGTGCTTTGAATGATAGAAAGGATATTCATTTCGCTCCTTTTAATGCGTCTGTAGGACAGATGATATCATCTGCTGGTGTTGTATCAACTTATGATTTGGTGTACACCACTTTGAATGCATATTCTGGAGGAGTATTTGATGGACTTTTTTTAGGCGATACTCATTTTGTTCCTTATAATGCCGACATAGGACAAAAAGTGAATTACCTTGGTGTCGCATCAACTTATGATTTAGCATATACTGTTGGCGGTGCTTATGATGGAGGTGTTTATGATGGCAATGGAAACATTTATTTTGTTCCTTATAATGCAAGAGTAGGACTAAAGTTGGATCAGTTTGGCACTTATACATACCCATTAGTATATACGGCATCTTTTGCATATTCTGGTGGAGTATTAGACAGAAATGGTGACGTTCATTTTATTCCTTTTAGTGCAAACAGAGGACAAAAAGTATCTTCTGCTGGTGTAGTATCAACATATTCATTGGTGTATACCACAGTTCGCTCTTTTTCCGGCGGTGTTCTTGATAGTCGAGGTGATATACATTTTGTAAACTATGAAGCAAGAGTAGGACAAAAATTATCATCCGCTGGTGTAGTATCAACATATTCATTAGTAATTACTTCTGGAGGTGGTGCATATCGTGGTGGTGTCCTTGATAGTCGAGGCGATGTACATTTTGTGCAAAATGGTGTTACAAGAGGACAGAAAATATCATCTGCTGGCGTTGTATCGACATATACATTAGTACGAACTTCACCTGGACATTACAATGGTGGTGTTCTAGACGGCCAAAATAAATTACAATTTGTTCCTTCTTCTGCTACAGTAGGACAAGTAGCGGAGTTTAACAAATTTTTCTCAATATTTTCTTCAACATATTCGTTGGTATACACAACTGCTACTGCTTATCGAGGTGGTGTTCTTGATAGTAACGGCGATGTTCATTTTGTTCCTTTTGTCGGTAATAGGGGGCAAAAATTATCATCAGCTGGTGTAGTATCAACATATTCATTAGTATATACTACCGCAGCTGGTGCATACGCTGGTGGTGTTCTTGCGCCAAACGGTGATGTACATTTTATACCAAATAACGCTATCAGAGGACAAAAAATATCTCTTGCTGGTGTCGTATCAACTTATTCACTTGTGTATACGACTGTTGGCGCATATGACGGTGGTGTCCTTGCACGAAACGGCGATGTGCATTTTGTGCCAAGTAGTGCGACAGTCGGACAAAAAATATCTCAATACGGTGTTGTATCAACGTATTCATTGGTAAATACAGGCAGTACTGCCTATCGTGGCGGTATTCAAACACGCGATGGAGAAGTTCATTTTATTCCTTACGATTCTGGAATTGGACAAAAAATATCTCTTGCTGGTGTCGTATCAACTTATCCACTTACTTCGACTGGCAGTTTAGCATATAACGGTGGTGTTATTGATAAACAAGGTGAATTACATTTTGTTCCTTTTGGATCAACAGTTGGACAAAGACTTGCTTCAACATTGAGTAGAGATTTAGTCATTTCATCATCTAATGTAACTGCCAATGTTCCAGACAAAGTGAATTTTTCATCAGGAATAAAAGACGTATTCATACCGTTACCTTCAAGTGTTGTGCAAGGCGCTGTTCCAACAGGAGATGATTCATCAATTAATTCCACGTTGACTTCTTGGAGAGGACTTCAAAGAGCGTGGATGAAGAGTATTACGGCAGGAACAACATTTAAAAATCCTGTAGTGTCTACATTTTCATTAGTATACACAACTGCTAGTGCATACTGGGGTGGTGTTCTTGCACTTAATGGTGATATTCATTTTGTTCCAGATAGTGCTAACAGAGGTCAAAAAATATCTCAATACGGTGCAGTATCAACATATGCATTGGTGTACACAACGGCTAATTATGCATATGCTGGTGGTGTTCTTGCATCGAATGGTGATGTTCATTTCGTTCCGTGTAACGCAACAGTAGGGCAAAAAATATCTGCTGCTGGTGTTGTATCGACATATGCATTAGTTTACACAACATCTTTAGCATATATTGGTGGCATCTTTGCATCAAATGGTGATATTCACTTTGTTCCACGCAACGCGATAGTCGGACAAAAAGTTTCTGCTGCTGGTGTTGTATCAACATATTCATTAGTATATACTGCTGCTGATACATATGCTGGTGGTGTTCTTGCACCAAATGGCGATGTGCATTTTGTACCAGGCAACGCAATCGTAGGTCAAAAAATATCCGCTTCAGGTATTGTGTCTACATACTCTTTAGTATATACTGCTGCCGATGCTTACGTTGGTGGTGTTCTTGCACCAAATGGCGATGTGCATTTTGTGCCTCATTCTGCAACTATAGGGCAAAAAGTTTCTGCTGCTGGTGTTGTGTCTACATATTCATTAGTATACACAACTGCTGGTGCTTTTCAAAGTGGTGTTTTAGATCCAGCAGGAAACATATACTTTGTTCCTTATAATGGAACATCAGGTATTTTAAAAATTACGCCTTCTGGCATACAATCGTTAATCACATCACCTTTGATTTCTGGAACACCACTTTGTATTGGAGCAAATTTAGATTTTGATGGAAACATAATTGCGATTCGTAATGATGCAACTCAGTACAAACTATACACATTTAGTCGACCATTGGATACAGAAATTGTTCTCAGTCCATTTTTCAATAAGTTATAAGACATGGCACGCCAAGTAAAAGATAGATCACAAACAGGTACTTTTTCACAGCGTGAAGATGCGTTCGAACCCAATATAAGATTGAGTTCGGCCAATGTCGAAAAAATTTCTGCTGCAACCTATTCAATGGGTGATGAGTTTGACTATTCAATTGTCGATGGTGATAAATGGGAAGTAGGTACAGCAACTCTTGTAGATTATCCTCAAGTTCTTCATTCATATAATGATGCACTCCGCACAGCCTCTGTCTCTGTTAGTGAGCTTGCGGGAGCAGTTCGCACCAGCAATAATGAAATTCATATTGTAAATGTAGATGGTGATAGAGGAATAAGAATAACAACAGATGGTACAGTATTTACTTATCCTTATTCAGTATCTGGAGCTAATTTTTGGAGTGCAGCAGTTCTAGACGCTCTTGGTAATATACATTTTGTGCCTCGGAATGCCACTAGAGGACAAATGATATCATCTGCTGGTGTTATAACAACTTACTCATTAATATTCACAACGTCTAATTTTGGATATTCTGGTGGTGTTCTTGCACCGAATGGCGATGTATATTTTGTGCCATATAATTCAAACAGAGGACAAAAAGTAACTCCAAATGGATTCGCACCTCAAGTTCCATCAACGTATTCGTTAGTATATACAACTGCTGGTGCATATTCTGGTGGTGTTCTTGCAAATAATAACGACATTTATTTTGTAAATTATAATGCAAATAGAGGACTAACAATATCGTCTGCTGGTGTCGTGTCAACATTTTCATTGGTGTATACAGCTACTAATGCATATAACGGTGGTGTTTTAGATAGTAATAACGATATTCATTTTGTGCCCTTTAATGCTGTCATAGGACAAAAAATATCGTCTGCTGGTGTTATAACAACATACTCTTTAGTAAACAGTACCGCTCTTGCGAAGTATAAAGGAGGTATTTTAGATAATAACGATGATATACATTTTGTTCCTTATAATGCGGATATAGGACAAAAACTATCATCTGCTGGTGTAGTATCGACGTATTCATTAGTATACACATCTATTACTGCATACGCTGGCGGTATTCTTGCACCGAATGGCGATGTACATTTTATTCCGCTTAGTGCCGCTAGAGGGCAAAAAATTTCATCGTCAGGAGTTGTGTCAACATATGCATTAGCATATACTACCGCTTCTGCTGCATATGATGGCGGTGTTTTAAATAACAATAACGAAGCACATTTTGTACCTTTTAGTGCAAGAGTAGGACAAAAGTTACAATTTGATGTCACACTTGAACACTATCCTACAACTTACTCATTAGTATATACAACGTCTGGTGGTGCATATGCTGGAGGCGTTCTTGATAATAATGGTGATGTGTATTTTATACCCAATGATGCTAACAGAGGACAAAAAATATCGTCTGCTGGCGTAGTATCAACATTTTCATTGGTTCATACAGTTACTAATGCGTATGAAGGTGGCGTTTTAGATAACAATGGTGATATTCATTTTGTAAATTTTAGTGCAAGAGTTGGACAAAAAGTTTCTTCTGCTGGTGTCGTATCGACATACTCATTAGTATTAACCGCTGGTTCCGCATACAATGGTGGTGTTCTTGATAACAATGGCGACATTCATTTCGTGCCTTTTTCTGCCACAAGAGGACAAAAAATATCATCCGCTGGTATCATATCAACATATTCGTTGGTATATACGATTTCTGGTGCTTATCGAGGTGGTGTTCTTGATAGTAACGGCGATGTTCATTTTGTTCCTTATAGTGCGATCAGAGGGCAAAAAGTTTCTTCTGCTGGTGTTGTATCAACATATTCATTGGTGTATACTACTACTGCTGCATATTCGGGTGGTGTTCTTGATAACAACGGAGATATACATTTTGTGCCACTCCTTGCAAACAGAGGGCAAAAAGTTTCTTCTGCTGGTGTCGTGTCTACATATTCATTAGTATACACAACTTCTAGTGCATATGCTTATGGCGGAAAAGCATATAATGGAGATATACATTTTGCACCTTATAATGCAAAAGTAGGACAAAAAGTTTCTTCTGATGGTGTTGTATCAACATACGCATTAGCATACACAGCTTCCAATCAGCCATACCTTGGTGGTGCCATGGATAGTACAGGCAACACCTTTTATCTTGCTCCATATGAAGCAGAAGTTGGACAAGTTATAGAGTTCAATAAATTTTTATCTCAATATCCTACAACATATTCATTAGCGTACACAACAACCGCTGCATATGATGGCGGTGTTCTTGACGGTAATGGCAGTATTCATTTTGTTCCAGATTCTGCAAGAGTAGGACAAAAAATATTTTCCGATGGAATCGTACAAACATATTCATTAGCGTACACAACAGCCGCTGCATATGCTGGTGGTGTTCTTGATGTTAGTGGAGATGTTCAGTTTGTGCCTTTCAATGCAAATAGAGGCCAGAAATTATTAACTAACGAAAGTGTGCCCATTTATGTTTCAACATATTCGTTGGTATACACAACTGCTACTGCTTATCAAGGTGGTGTTCTTGCGCCAAACGGTGACGTACACTTTGTTCCTTATAGTGCAAGAGTTGGACAAAAAATATCTGCTGATGGTGTTACATCGACATATTCATTAGTGTATACCGCTGGTGCGTCTTATTGGGGTGGTGTTCTTGCACCAAATGGTGACACTCATTTTGTTCCTTATTTTGCCAACAGAGGACAAAAATTATCATCCGCTGGTGTAGTATCGACGTATTCATTAGTAATTACCTCTGGAAGTGGTGCATACCGTGGTGGTGTTCTTGATAGTCGAGGCGATGTTCATTTTGTTCCAGATTCCGCACAAGTCGGTCAAAAAATATCATCCGCTGGTGTAATATCAACGTATCCGATATTGCAGCGTATTCATCAAGGAGGCGTTCTTTCCGAATCTGGAGATGTGTATTTTATTCAACAAACTACTCAGCGATATGGGATGAAGCTGGTCAATAAACCAAATGTCCTTATAAGACGAGCGCATGATTCTTCAGACACTTCAAATGTTATTCCATATGCCAGTTCAATTTATCCTCAATCACTTGTTCCCGTTGGTTATTCGTTAGGAATTGGAAAATACGAACTCATATCACGACAAACAGTTTTCACAAAAGCGAAAAAAGCTTTAACTGCTACAATATTACCAAAATCTTTACCTGGTACTTTAGTTTCTACTGATACTACCGCATCTTATCCAGCTGCAAATGGGACTACTTATTATGCTGATCTTGTTAATCCATCGATAGAACAATACCTTTCCGAGCAAGCTGAGATAAGTTTAAACAGAACTCTGCAAAGAAATGTTGATCGAGGTTCATTGTTTAATAATAACGGCGTGAATGGCATAATATCAACGTATGCATTGGCATATACTACTTCGTTTGGATATTATGGTGGAGTTCTTTCACAAAATGGTGAACTTCATTTTGTTCCGTATAATGCAAACAGAGGACAAAAAATATCTGCTGATGGTGTTGCATCGACATATGCATTAGTTTACACAACATCAGCAGCGAATCCCAATCTTTATTCTGGTGGTGTTCTTGCACCAAACGGCGACATTCATTTTGTTCCTTATAACGCTGTAAGAGGGCAAAAAGTATCCGCTAGCGGAGTTGTATCAACGTATGCATTAGCATATACCACTACATCAGCTTATATTGGAGGTACTCTTGCTCCAAATGGCGAAATTCATTTTGCTGCATTTCAAGCCCTTGTTGGACAAAAAATATCAAGAACAGGTGTAGTTTCAACATATTCACTCATAAACACAAATTACACGGGAGGCACGAATTGGGGAAGCGTTTTACTTCCTGATGGATCAATTTATTTTATTCCTCATTTAGCTCCTCTTCCATCAAGAATGTTTCCAAATGGATTTTTTACTGAATATTACAATACAGGTCCTTTTTTTGGTACTTTTAATCCTCAAGGTAAAAATGCTACAATAGACGCGGATGGACATTTAGTATTTCAATACTCGGATGGCTTAGGAAGAGTCTTTATCGTTAAAAATCAACAATATACCACGCCTGTAAAATACGGTAATCAATTTAATTATGAAGGTGCAGTTCTTGCGCCAAATGGTGACGTACACTTTGTTCCAGGCAGCGCAATTGTAGGTCAAAAAATATCCGCTTCAGGTATTGTGTCTACATACTCTTTAGTGTATACTAATTCATTTGTAGCTCATGGAGGAGGTGTTCTTATGCCAAATGGTGAAATTCATTTCGTTCCGTATAATGCAGAAGTAGGACAAAAAATTTCAACAGGAGCGGAAGTTCCTTTAGGAATTGTTACAGCAGCATATTTTAATGGTAATCTTTAACAATTATTTAAACTGAAAGTGAGAAATTATGTATAGCAGAGATAAAATTATTGACACAATGAAAGAAATTTATAGTGAGTCAAGAACAATTAAGCCCTATGTAGTCATAGCACAACCAAGAAGAGATTTGAATGAAAAAGCGGCACAAAATTTTGATGGTTATGATGGACTTCATATCGATTTGATGGGTTTCTCACACGGCTACTGTAATATTGGTGGAGAAAAAGTTGATGTTGCAAGAAATTATCTCATTGAACAAACACTTGAAAGTGGAGCAAAGTATCTTTTGTTTGTAGGTGAAGATACAGTTCTTCCTTATGATGGATTTAAAAAACTTATGAAAACGGCTGAAGAGAATCCTGGTGCTGTCGTTACTGGTGTTTACTATATTAAATGTTCCGACGCAATGATTATGACAAGAGAAAATGATTGGATTGTAATTCCAAATGTTGATCCTGGACAAATCATTGAAGCATGGCAAACAGGTATGGATGCTATGTTAATTCCAGTTGATCTGTTGAAAAAGATGAAAGAAGAAGATCCAGAACTTCCATTCTGCTGTATCGGTAACAACATCAATGATGAAATTCCATTTATTGGTGAAGACAACTTCTTTGTACATCGTTTACACAAGAGAGGAACAAAACTTCTTGTAAATACTGACGTTCAATGTCTGCACATGGATTTAGCTAGTGGCATGTACACAGCGCATCCTTCAGTTGACTTGACAAAATACTATACAAATATTAAACCAACAAGACGCTTGACTATGGATGATAAAGAATTCATCGATCAGCGTTGGGTTAATCGACTGCCTGATGGTACCGCTTACAAGTCTATCATTGCACATAAGATTGAGAATAAAGAACCTATTCGATTTAACATGGGCTCAGGCAACGACAAGCTTGAAGGCTATCTAAATGTTGATAAGAATAGTAAAGAAGCCGATATTATTATTGATGTAATGAAGATGGACTTGCCTGAAAATGTTACTGAAGAGATTTTAGCTAGTCACTTGATTGAACATTTGCCTCAACATCGTGCGCCAGAAATTATTTCTAATTGGTACAGAACACTCAAGCCTAAAGGCAAGTTAGTAGTTGAAACTCCACATATTGAGGAACTCTGTCAAGATTTTCTACAACAAGATGATGAAGATAGAATCATGACTCTGACTTGTATCTTTGGTGCAGCAGCCGAAGAGAAGAGTGCTGAAACAGAAGAACGAGGTGCATTGTATCCACATCTATGGGGATATACACCAAAAACACTTACAGACTTGTGTAAGTCTGTTGGATTTAAAGACGTTAAGATATTACCACAAACAGGAAAACATCCTGGTAAAAACTTTAGACTGGAGGCAGTTAAATGAGTGTTGCGATAACTGGCTTGGGACCTGCTGGTTCCAACGATGATCGATTATTAGCACAACTTACAGTAGAACACAACGGAGAAGTCTATGATTGGGCTATTTTTATTCCATCAAATTTAGATACAGATTTGACAAGTTTCATACAATCAAAAGAAGCTGCAATATGTGCTGAGATAGATAGAAAAGAAACTGAATGGAATAATTTGTCTCCAAAGACGAGAGAAATTACTAATCCAATGTCTCGGCAAGTTACCGTTGCGGACATAAGTAAATCGGAAATTGTTCGACCTGAGATTCCTGATTATTATGTAAAACGAAAAAATGAGTATCCACCAATAGCTGAACAGTTGGATGCGATTTGGAAAGGTGGTGATGATATGACTGCCATGACAAATAAAATTCGTTCAATTAAAGAAAAGTATCCTAAATCATGATTTTGAAAAAAGAACATGTAAATAAATTGATAAACATCGTGGATCAAGACTTGGTTCTTGTTGAAGAAAATGAGTTTTCTGAAGGTGATGTTCTTATTCTTTTTAATAACAGCGACAAGTTTGGAACAATTCAATGTGATGTTCCAAACACATATCGTTCTGGATTTGCTAAAAAGATGAACTTCATTGAGTTTCCACCACGAGGTTTAATCAATGCAGTCTTTATTGATAAAGATACTGTAGTTTTCGCAAGAGGTATTTAAATGAGCGGAATCATAATGACGTTTTTTTCTGGTGCAGTTGTCACAGTAGTTCCTGCACAGGGTTCTATATCAGGTGAGCCAGCATCAAGCATTTCGATTGGTGGATAGTTTATGAGGTAGCCAGGTTAGTTTCCCTTTTGACTAAATAGTACATCAAAGAGGGGAAATTATCTTGGCTGCTTATCTAGAACTAACTATTGAACAGGGTGCGAATTTAACATCCATCGTCACAGTCAATGACGTAGAAGGAGATGCAGTTAATCTAACAAATTATACTGCATCTTCTCAACTTCGCAAATCTTATTATTCTTCATCAGCAAATACTCTTACGGCAACCGTAACAGGAAACGCCAACGGACAAATTACTTTGTCTATGACTGCTGCTAATACAGCAGTATTAACTCCTGGAAGATATGTTTATGATCTGGTAATTACGAATACTGTAGATAATTCTAAAACCAGAGTGATTGAAGGAACCGCAATCATATTGCCTTCTGTAACGAGGTAAATCATGTCACTCAATCTTGGTACAGTCACAATTCGTCAACCAAATCGCACAACGATTTCTGCTTCCGATTTTCGTCCAAAACCAAATATTTCGTTGTCTGAAATAAATGATGTCTCAACCGCCGGCGTTGAAGATGGAAAATTTTTAGCTTTTAATTCCGCAAATAATCGTTACGAATTTAAAATTGCCACGGCTGTTATTGAGAAAGTTGACGGAGGTCAATTTTAAAAAATGGCAAATACACCTATTCAAATAAAAAGATCATTAGTAACAAACGCGCCATCTTCACTAAATGTTGGTGAACCAGGTTATTCATACAGCAGTAATACGTTATACATAGGAACTCCAGCTGGAACAGGAGCAGTACCTATTGGTGGATATGAATCGTATCTACGTTCAATCTACGCATTTGATCGTTCGAATGGCGCGTTTGAAGCGGCAAATAGCACACTCACTAATGTCACAGCCGCATATGCACAAGCAAACGGTGCTTTCATTAAAGCAAACGCATCATTCGATCATGCAAACGCATCTTACATTTCACAGAACGCCGCATTTTTACATGCCAACTCCGCGTTCATTAAAACTAATTCCGCATTTGACCATGCGAACGCATCTTACATCTCACAAAATGCGACTGGTCAATATGCTAACGCTGCATTCATTCATGCAAACTCTAGTTTTGCACAAGTAAATCTTGCATTCGATAGAGCAAACGCTGCATTTTTAAGTCAAAATGCAACTGGTGAATATACAAACTCAGCATTCACTCAAGCTAACGCGGCATTCATTCACGCTAACGCTGGCTTTATTCATGCCAACTCAGCATTTATTAAAACAAACGCTGCATTCTTACATGCGAACTCCGCTTACCAATCACAGAATGCAACTGGTCAATATGCTAATGCAGCATTTAACCAAGCCAACTCTGCGTATCATGACGCTAATGCTGCTTTTATTCACGCAAATAGTTCGTTTATAAAAACAAATGCCGCGTTTAATCATGCCAACTCTAGTTACATTTCTCAAAATGCCACTGGACAATACGCGAACTCGGCTTTCGTACATGCAAATGCCGCATATCAAAGTCAAAATGCAACAGGTGAATATGCCAATGCAGCATTTTTAAGAGCAAACAATTCTCTGAGTGCGAATGTTGGCGGTACAGTTACAGGTGATGTTCGTATTACAGGTAATCTTACTGTCACAGGTAATACAACATATGTTAATACTTCAACTGTATTAATTGCTGATAATATCATTACATTAAATGCTGCAATCAATCAGTCATCAATTCCAGTTGCCGATGCAGGAATTGAAGTTGATCGCGGCGCTTTGTCTAACGTCTACTTGTTGTGGAATGAAACTCTAGAGAAATGGCAGTTTACAAACGATGGTGTAGGTTATGACGATTTAGGTGGTTCTTCCGCATCTTCTTACGCCAACTCGGCATTCATTAAAGCAAATGCATCTTTTGATCACGCAAACGCATCTTATATCTCACAAAATGCAACTGGTCAATATGCCAACGCAGCATTTATCCACGCAAATTCTGGATTTATTCAAGCTAATGCAGGAATAACTCACGCTCAATCAGCATTCATACATGCAAATTCTGCGTATCAATCACAGAACGCAACTGGCAATTATGCAAATGCTGCATTTACAGTAGCTAATGGTGCATTCATTCATGCGAATTCTGGATTTCATCACGCAAACGCTGCTTTTGCTAATGCGAATGGCGCATATGCCGCCGCTAATGCTGCATATATTCAAGCAAATAGCGCATTTATTCAAACTAACGCAGCATTTGATCTTGCTAATGCGGCATACCTAAGCCAAAATGCAACAGGTCAATATGCGAACGCTGCATTTACGGTAGCAAATGGTGCGTTTATTCATGCGAATTCAAGTTTCATTCAAACAAATGCGGCTTTTGATTTAGCTAATGCAGCTTATTTGTCACAGAATGCAACAGGACAATATGCCAACGCAGCATTTATTCATGCGAATTCTTCTTATGATCACGCAAATGCAGCATTCGCAAACGCTAACGGTGCTTTTGCTAAATCAAATGCAGCTTACATACACGCAAATTCAGGATTCATACACGCAAATTCCGCTTATATTCAAGCGAATGCAACTTTTGCAAACGCCAATGGTGCATTTATTGCAGCGAATTCTGCTGGTGTATATGCCAACGGTGCATTCAGACAAGCCAACTCCGCATTTGCAAATGCAAATGGTGCTTTTGCCAAATCTAATGCAGCATACATTCAAGCGAATAGTGCATTCATAAAAACAAACTCTGCATTCTTACATGCAAATTATGCATACATTCGTGCCAACAATGCACTTGATGCGAATGTTGGTGGTACGGTTACAGGTGATGTTCGTATTACAGGTAACTTGACTGTAACTGGACAGACAACATATGTAAACACTTCTACGGTATTAATTGCCGACAATATTATTACACTCAATGCAGCAGTAAATCAGTCACAGACACCTATTTCTGACGCAGGAGTTGAAGTTGATCGCGGTGCTTTGGCAAATGTATATCTGTTGTGGAATGAAACACTAGATAAGTGGCAATTTACGAATGACGGTATTGGTTATGATGATTTAGGTGCAACTTCAGCATCATCGTATGCCAACTCTGCATTTATCAAAGCGAATGCATCTTTTGATCATGCAAACTCTGGATTCATTCAAGCAAACTCCGCATATCACGATGCCAATGCAGCATTTATTCATGCCAATTCAGCATTTATAAAAACGAATTCTGCATTCTTACATGCAAATTATTCGTTCAATCATGCGAATAGTGGATTCATCCAAGCAAACTCTGCGTATCATGATGCAAACGCGGCGTTTCATCACGCAAACTCTGGATTTATCCAAGCAAATAGTGCATACCACGATGCCAACGCCGCGTTTGCCAATGCGAATGGTGCTTTTGCTAAAGCTAACGCTGCTTTTGCTAATGCAAATGGTGCTTTTGCTGCTGCTAATGCGGCTTACATCCATGCGAACTCTGGATTTATTCAAGCAAATAGTGCGTATCATGATGCTAATGCAGCATTCGCAAATGCCAACGGTGCTTTCGCTAAAGCTAATGCAGCATTCGCAAATGCCAACGGTGCATTTGCCGCTGCTAACGCAGCATACATTCATGCGAACTCTGGATTTATTCAAGCTAATTCTGCATATCACGATACAAACGCTGCATTCTTACATGCTAATGCATCTTTCTTACATGCAAACTCTGCGTTTATTAAAACAAATTCGTCTTACGATCATGCTAATGCTGCGTACATCTCACAGAATGCAACTGGTCAATACGCAAATGCCGCTTTCATTCATGCTAACTCCGCATTCATTAAAACAAATTCGGCATTCTTGCATACAAACTATGCATTTAATCATGCCAACTCTGCATTCATAAAAACGAATTCAGCATTTGATACAGCAAACGCTGCATTTATTCGCGCAAACAATTCGTTAGATGCCAACGTTGGTGGTAATGTATCAGCGTCGATTAATGTTGCAGGTGAATTTAGTGTTACTGGTAACATAACAACAGAATCAGTTACAACAGTTGGTGGAAATGGAAGCATTACTGGTGCAAATGCCATTTTCTCAAACTACTTCTTTGGCTCAAATGGAACTGTAGATTTATACGTCTACACTTCTTATGCATTTGCAAACGCAAATGCCGCTTATGCAAAAGCAAATGATGGATATCATCATGCAAACTCGGCATTTATTCAAGCTAACTCTGCGTATCATGACGCTAATGCTGCATTCATTAAAACTAATTCAGCATTCGATCATGCAAACAGCGGATTCATACAAGCAAATAGTGCATACGATCACACAAATGCTGCGTATATCTCACAGAATGCTACAGGTCAATATGCGAATGCTGCATTTTTAAGAGCCAATAATTCGATTGACGCAAATAATGGTGGTACGATTACTGGTAGTTTGACTGTTACCAATAATTTATTTGTAGGCAATATATTTGTTACAGGTCAAACATTTAGTATCAATGCAGGAACACTTGTCTCTAACGATACAGTTATTGTATTAGGAGAGGGTAACTATTTTGCCGACACTAGAGATTTAGGATTTGCTGGTCACTATAACGATGGCACAAATGCTCATTCGGGTCTTATCCGAGATGCTACCACAAAAGAATGGCATCTGTTCAAAGGTTATACTCCTGAAATTGGAGAAAATAATAACGTCGATCTCAATGATCCTTCTTTTGAAATCGATACTCTTCACGCCAATTTACGTTCGACTTTTGTTACAATTAAAGGTATTGATTTATTACCAAGAACAAATATAATCTTTGATTTAACAAACGCTGCATTCATTCACGCAAATAGTGGATTTATACAAACAAATTCTGCTTTTCATCATGCTAACTATGCTTTTGCAAACGCAAATGCCGCTTATGCAAAAGCAAATGATGCATATCATCACGCGAATTCTGGATTCATCCAAGCCAATTCAGCTTATCATGATACCAATGCGGCATTTATCCACGCAAACTCTGGATTCATAAAAACAAATTCTGCATACGATCACGCGAATGCTGCGTATCTAAGTCAGAATGCAACTGGTCATTATGCGAACTCCGCTTTCTATCATGCGAATAGTGGATTTATCCAAGCAAACTCGGCGTATCATGATGCCAATGCTGCATTTGCTAACGCTAACGGGGCTTTTGCCAAAGCTAATGCTGCATTCGCAAATGCTAATGGTGCATTTGCAAAATCAAATGCCGCTTACGATCATGCGAATAGTGGATTCATTCAAGCGAATGCATCTTTTGATCACGCAAATTCTGGATTCATTCAAGCTAACTCTGCGTACCATGATACTAATGCCGCATTCATTCATGCGAACAGCGGATTCATAAAAACTAATTCATCCTTTGATCATGCAAATAGTGGATTTATCCAAGCAAACAGTTCTTATGATCACGCGAATGCTGCGTTTGCCAACGCGAATGGTGCTTTTGCTGCTGCTAATGCCGCTTTTGCTAACGCTAATGGTGCTTTTGCTGCCGCTAACGCTGCTTACATTCATGCAAATAGTGGATTTATTCAAGCAAATGCATCTTTCGATCATGCAAATAGTGGATTTATTCAAGCAAATTCATCATTCTTACATGCGAATTATGCATTCAATCATGCGAACTCGGCTTATCAATCGCAGAATGCTACAGGTCAATATGCGAACGCGGCATTTATTCATGCCAATTCTGGATTCGATCATGCTAATGCTGCGTACATAAGTCAAAATGCAACAGGTCAATATGCCAATGCAGCATTCACATTAGCTAACGGTGCATTTATCCATGCGAACAGCGGATTCATCCAAACAAATGCATCTTTTGATCATGCAAATTCGGCATATCAATCACAAAATGCAACAGGTCAATATGCCAACGCTGCATTTATTCGTGCTAACAATGCATTAGACGCTAACAATGGTGGTACCGTTACAGGTGATGTTCGTATTACAGGTAACTTGACTGTAACTGGACAAACAACATATGTAAACACATCAACAATTCTTATTGCTGATAACATTATTACATTAAATGCGGCAATAGATCAGTCTTCTGCTCCTACCGTAGATGCTGGAATAGAAGTTGATAGAGGTTCTTCTGCCAATGTTTATCTGTTATGGAATGAAACATTGGATAGATGGCAGTTTACAAATGACGGCACAAATTATGATGATTTAGGTGGTTCTGCTGCATCATCATACGCCAACTCCGCATTTATCAAAGCCAATGCATCTTTTGATCATGCGAATGCCGCATATCAAAGCCAAAACGCAACTGGACAATATGCCAATTCTGCATTTGTTCATGCCAACTCTGCATATCAGTCACAGAATTCGACTGGTGAATATGCTAACGCTGCGTTTATTCATGCGAATTCTGGATTCATAAAAACAAATTCTGCATATGATCATGCTAACGCCGCATTTATTTGGGCTAACACACTTTCAGCAGGATCAGTAGATCAATATTCCCGTGATCACGCCAATTCTGGATTCATTCAAGCGAACGCTGCATTCATTCATGTAAATTCTGGATTCATACAAGCCAATGCTTCGTTTGATCATGCAAATGCGGCTTTTGTTTTTGCCAACACTATTGCGGCTGGATCAATAGACCAATACGCCCGTAATCAATCTAATTCTGGATTTATTCAAGCGAATTCGGCGTATGATCATGCGAATGCAGCTTTCAATTCGGCTAATAATGTAGCACCACAAGTTCAGCCAGCATTTAATACCGCAAACGCTGCATTTATTCATGCGAATTCTGGATTCATACAATCAAATTCGGCTTATGATCATGCGAATGCAGCTTTCAATTCGGCTAATAATGTAGCACCACAAGTTCAGCCAGCATTTAATACAGCAAACGCTGCATTTATTCGCGCAAACAATTCAATTGACGCAAATAATGGTGGTACAATCACTGGTAGTTTGACTGTTACCAATAACTTGTTTGTGGGTAACTTAGTTGTTACTGGTCAAACATTTAGTGTAAATGCGACTACGTTGGTTGCAAATGATACAGTAATTGTTCTTGGTGCAGGAAATTATATCTCAGATTTGAAAGATTTAGGATTTGCTGGTCATTATAATGATGGCACAAATGCTCATTCAGGTTTGATTCGTGATTCAGTAACAAAAGAATGGTACTTATTTAAAGGTTATACTCCTGAAGTTGGAGAAAATAATAATATTGATATTACTGATCCTTCTTTTGTAATTGATACTCTCAATGCTAACTTACATTCAACGTATGTTTTAACAAAGGGAATTGATTTATTAGTAAGAACGAATACAATATTTGACTCAACAAATGCATCTTTCTTACACGCTAACGCAGCTTTCATTCGTGCGAATAATTCATTAGACGCAAACAATGGCGGTACAGTTACAGCTAAAGTTACGGTTAGTTCTACAGATGGACTTGTGGTTGAAAATGCTACGACACAAGATTCAATTACCATCAAAGGACGTTCTGGAGGAACAAGTTCTTATTCAGCAACTATTGTTCCTGATACTTTAACTGCAAGCAGAACAATCACTATACCAGACCAAAGTTTTACAATGGGTTTCAGAAACATACCTGCTGTAGGACAAAAAACATCTCAGTACACATTAGAGGTAACTGATGTAGGTGAATTTGTTGAAATTGGCACAGGTGGTTCTATTATAATTCCAAATAATGTCTTTGCTGCTGGTGATGCAATCTCAATCTTTAATAATACAGGTGCTAGTGTAACTATTACTTGCAGCATCACTACTGCCTACATTGCAGGTTTTAATTTGGATGTATCTTCAGTCAGTCTTGCCACAAGAGGCGTTGCAACAATATTGTTTGTAAGTCCTACTGTTTGTGTAATTATGGGAAGTGTATCATAACAAGAACTATATAAACTTATGACTATCTCAACTAGACAACAATTTAAAGATTACTGCTTACGAAGACTTGGATTTCCAGTTATTGAAATCAACGTAGATGATGATCAAGTAGATGATCGAATCGATGATGCCGTTAACTTCTGGCGTGACTATCATTATGATGGTACCGAAAAGTTATATATGAAACATCAAATCACGCAAGCGGATATTGACCGTCAATGGATTTATTGTCCAGATGCAATTCAGTTTGTAACTGGTATTTTTCCATTCGACAATTCAAATGCATCAATCAATATGTTCGATTTGCGTTATCAGTTGCGTCTGCATGACTTGTATGACTTTACTTCTGTATCATATGTGTCATATGAAATTACTATGCAGCACTTACGAACTTTAAATCTGTTGTTTTCTGGTACACCACAGTTTCGTTTTAATCGTCATCAAAACAAAGTCTTTCTTGATATCGATTGGACAAGAGATGTGGAACCAGGTGAATGGATTGTCGTTGAATGTTATCGTGTACTACGACCAGAAACGGTTACACTAACGGGCACAGTTACATGTGATCCTTCATCAAATACCGTAATAGGCTATAGCACAAAGTTTGATCAAGAAATTGTGCCGTTTGATTTTATTACAATCGGCAATGAATCTAAACAAGTAGGTAATATAGAATCTCCTACGAGTCTAACATTAGTCGGACCACCAACATTGACGCATAGTAATTCAGCCATTTCAATTGAAGGTACAACGGATGTATGGAATGATCGTTTTCTCAAACAATTAGCAACAGCAAAAATCAAACAACAATGGGGCAACAATCTCAAAAAGTTTGAAGGTATTCAAATGCCTGGTGGTGTCACACTCAATGGGCAAAAGATTTATGATGAAGCGACAGAAGAAATTAAACAATTGGAAGAAGAGATTTATCAGATGGGTTCATTGCCATCAGAAATCTTTACTGGATAATGGCAACTAATTTCTACTTCAATAATTTTCCTTCAAAACTGGGTGATGGTAATCCAATCACTCCAGAACAGTTATTAGTTGAAGATTTAGTTATCGAAGCTCTTAAAATTTACGGTTTAGATGTTTACTATTTACCGCGTACAACACGCGATGAAGTGGACTATTTGTTTGGTGAAGATGTTCTCAAAGAATATCGAACTGCACATCCCATTGAAATGTATATGGAAAATGTAAGTGGATTCGATGGAGATCAAGATTTCATTTCAAAGTTTGGTTTAGAAATTCGTGATGAAGTGACAATGCTTGTTTCAAGATTGAGATTCAAATATACGGTTAATGGTTTAATACGACCTAATTCTGGTGATCTAATTTATGTTCCTATGACTACGACATTTTTTGAGATTACTGATGTTGAATCCGAAAATAATCAAGCGATGTTTTATACATTAGGTCGTGGGCGTGGAGGTAATGTTTATCTTTATGCTTTAAAGATGAAGCAGTATTACTTTTCAAACGAAATCGTTGATACAGGAGTGGCTGAAATTGATAATACAATTCGCAGTTATTATCCAAGAACGCGCATTTCGTTAGGTGCTGGTGGCACAGGCAAATTTATCAATGATGAAATTGTATATCAAGGTTCTTCACTTGCTACTGCAACAGCGCAAGCCCTTGTATATGATTTTAGTCCTAATACACATATTGACATTTATCGTGTACAAGGAGATTTTAGTGCAACCGCAAATGTAAAAGGTAATACTAGTTCTGCTGAATGGACAATCACACTCACTTCTGATGCCGTAACTCAAAATACCGCGTTTGAAGATATCATTGATAATGCAAGAATTGAAGCCGCAAGCGATAACATTATTGACTTTACTGAGGTCAATCCGTTTGGAGAACCATAATGTTAGGTAACGCACAGTTTTATCATCGTACCATTCGTAAGATGGTTATCGTTTTTGGTACCATATTTAACGATCTTGAAATCGTGCGTTACACACAAGCTGGTGTTGCAAAAGAAAAACTTAAAGTGCCTTTATCATATGGACCTAAAGAAAGATATTTAACACAAATTACATCCGATCCAAATTTGATTAAATCGGTTAACTCAGTAATACCTAGAATGTCTTTCAATCTTGATAGTTTGGAGTATGATGCAAATCGTAAACAAATTTCTACTCTACAAAACTTTTCGAGTCCAACAAATTCAACCGTAAGCACACAGTTTCTTCCTGTTCCATATAATTTTGAATTCAGTTTGTCTATATTTGTTCGCAATACGGAAGACGGCACTCAAATATTAGAACAGATTTTACCATTCTTTACTCCTGATTTTAGTGTAGTGGTAGATTTTATTCCTTCAATGGACCATAAGTATACTGTTCCTATTATACTCAACTCTGTTGCGTCTACAGTAGAATATGAGGGTGGAATGGGTGATGGAACAACTAGAATTATTGTTTGGGACTTAACATTTACCGCTAAAAGCTTTATTTGGCCACCAGTTAAAACAGGCAAAATTATTAATTCGGCAAATACAAATATTAATCTTGATACCGCATCTAGAGATATTCAAAAAGTTTATGTAGACTATGCAAATGGTAATAATGTATACACCACTGGCGAAACTCTTCGTGACACCGCAAATGGATTCTTCGGTACTGTAGAATATTTTAGTAACACTTCCGTAGGTACATTAGTGATTGCGGATAGTAATAAACTTATCGAAACGGGTTATGTATTGACTGGCGATTATTCTGGTGCAAGATATACAGTAGAAACTTTGGATATAAGCCCAGTAAAATTAGTGTCTGTAGTAACTGAACCTAATCCAAATACAGCATTACCGAATTCGAATTTTGGTTATACAGAAACAGTTGTAGAGTGGCCTGATACATTACTATGAAAAAACTAAATAAAAATCTATCTGAAATATTTGACGTTGCTCCTATTGAAGAAAAAACCATAGAGCCATTACCTATGGTTGTTGATGATAATGTGAATCAAATTGATGCTGATGCTGAGTTTGCGCGTGATAATATGCGTGAGTTAATCACAAATGGTAATAAAGCAATTACTGAACTAGCGTCTGTTGCAAATCAATCCGAATCACCGCGGGCATATGAAGTCTTAGCTACGATGATGAAAAACTTAGCTGAGATGAATAAAGATTTACTAGAACTCCAGAAACGTAAAAAAGAGCTTGCACCTCAGTCTGAAACTAGTAAAGGAGTCAACATAGATAAAGCAGTCTTTGTTGGTTCCACTAATGAATTACTTAAAATGATTAAAGGAAATAAATAAAATTATGGAACAATTAATAGAACAAATGAAAGTCATCTTAGGTACAAATTTCGGTTTGTATTTCAAAGCACATTCATTCCATTGGAACGTAGAGGGACCTAACTTTGCAGAATACCATGGTTTTCTTGGCACATTCTATGCAGCGGTATATGAGCAAACCGATGCAATTGCCGAACACATTCGTGCATTAGGTTCATATGCTCCAACAACTTTGGCAAGAATGTTAGAACTTTCAAAGATCGATGAAGTCGTTGCCATTCCCTCATCACTTATTATGATGTCCGAACTTGCATCTGATAATGAGAAATATATTATGGAACTTCGTGCGGGTATCGCACTTGCTGATGCTGCTGATGAACCAGCAGTAGGTAATTTCTTGCAAGATATTCTTGATGCTCATCAGAAACATGGTTGGATGTTAAAGAGTTTTACACGCTAAAATATGGATGACGGATATCTTGGTAATGCCCGACTTAAACGAGTCGGTGTTGAAATATCCTATACTGAAGAACAAGCCATAGAACTTGCCAAATGCATTGAAGATCCAGTATATTTTATTCGAAACTACGTTAAAATTGTCAACGTAGATCGCGGTCTTGTGCCATTTGAAATGTGGGACTTTCAAGAAGATATGGTCACACAGTTTCATAGTAACCGATTCGTTATTGCAAAAATGCCACGACAGGTAGGTAAAACAACTACAACTGTTGGATATATGTTGTGGTCCGCTCTGTTCAATGAAGAATTTGTAATTGGTATTCTTGCAAACAAACTTCAACTTGCACAAGATATTCTTGCCAAAATACAAAAAGCATATGAGTATCTACCTATGTGGCTTCAACAGGGCATTATCAATTGGAATAAACGCTCAATCGAATTAGAAAATGGCTCAAAAATTTATGCATACGCTACTTCAGCAGCAGGTGTACGAGGTGGTACTTACAATCTAATCTTTCTTGATGAGTTTGCATTCGTACCACATAATATGGCAGTAGACTTCTTCACTTCTACATATCCTGTTATCTCATCCGGTAAAACGTCAAAAGTAATTATTGTATCGACGCCAAATGGTTTGAATTTGTTCTACAAGATGTGGATGGATGCTATCGAAGGTCGTTCACTTTACAAGACACTAGAGATTCATTGGTCACAAGTTCCAGGACGAGATCAAAAATGGAAAGAAGAAACGATACGGAATACTTCTGAAGAACAATTCCGACAAGAATTTGAAACAGAATTTATCGGCTCTTCTGCAACACTTATATCAGGCTCAAAACTACGTTCGTTGGCTTTCTTTGATCCACTCAGAGTTGAAGATGATGGTCATTTGTTTGTATATGAAGATCCAAAACCTGGGCGCATCTATATTGCAACGGTAGATTGTTCTGAGGGTGTGGGTATGGACTATCATACCATTAATGTTCTTGATGCCACAGAGGCTCCTTATAAACAAGTCGCAAGATATCGTAACAACAAATTACCTTTGTTGTTCTTGCCAACAATCATATATGCCATAGCTAATCGGTACAATCAAGCTTATGTGCTAATTGAAACGAATAATGTAGGTCAGCAAGTGGTAGATATTTTACACTATGATTTAGAGTATGAAAATATCTACAAGCTGGAACATCACCACATTAAGGGGCAAAGTATTTCCGCTGGCTTCAGGCGTTCGGTTGCATTTGGTGTAAAAACAACCAAATCCGTCAAAAAGATCGGGTGCGCCAACCTCAAAACGCTGATTGAAAATGATAAACTCATCATCAACGACTTTGACACTATTGCCGAACTGAATACTTTTGTGAGAACAAAAGATACTTATGCCGCTGAAGAGGGTAATAATGATGATATTGTCATGGGTCTGGTACTTTACGCATGGCTGACAGCACAAACATTCTTTAAAGATGAAACTAGAATAGACATCCGTAAAATCATGTTAGAAGAACAGAATTTGTTAGGTGAAGAAAGTGTGTTGCCGTTTGGTTTTATTGAAGATGGGCTACGTAGAGAATTGGAAGTGGAAGACGGAGACATGTGGGAGCCTCCAGCGGGCTATTTATCATCAAATTTGTAAAAAACTAAATAGACAATAAAAAGAATATTGACCCAACAATAAAAGGAGAAATCCAATGGCATTTCAATTATCACCTGGAGTGAATGTATCAGAGATCGATCTGACTACAGTTATTCCTTCAGTTGTCACTTCTGCTGGCGCATTTGTAGGACCTTTTAATTGGGGACCATGTGGTGTAGTCACAACTATTTCCGATGAAGTTCGTCTGGTGGACAGATTCGGTAAACCAGATAGCACAAATTATGAGTATTGGTTCTCTGCCGCGAACTTCCTATCTTACGGTAACAACTTAAAGATTGTTCGTGCTGTTCCTACAAACGGTAATAACGCAACTGCAAATGGCGGATCGTTAGTCATTAAAAGCGAAGACGATTATGATGAAAATCATACAGGTTATGCAGCAAATTCATACAACGGATTTGCTGCTCGTTGGCCAGGGACTTTAGGTAATTCACTTAGAGTGTCTTTAGCCGACGCAGCATCATATGGTACATGGGCTTATAAGTCACAGTTCTCTTCAGCACCGGGAACATCAGGATATGTGTCATCAAGAAATGGTTCTTTTGATGAACTACATGTTATTGTTATCGATGAAGATGGATTATGGACAGGCTCACAAGGCACAGTTCTAGAAAAATTTGCTTTTGTTTCTAAAGCATCAGACGCAAAAGACGATTCAGGTAACTCAAATTACTACAAAAAAGTAATCGAAACTAAATCAAAATACATTTGGTCAGTTGCACATCCTACACAAAATACTGGTGCAGGAACAGCATGGGGTTCATCAGCAAATGCATCCGTATTTGCAAATACAACAGGTAACGTAACTTTCTCACTTTCTGGTGGAACAGACGGTACTGTAGGCAATTCACAAATTACCTCTGGTTGGGATAAATTTGCAAACGCCGAATCTGTTGATATCTCATTGCTTGTAACTGGTACAGGTAATGCAACAATTGCAGCGCATGTAATTGATAACATTGCAGGCTCAAGAAAAGATTGTGTAGCATTCGTTTCACCAGAAAAATCAGACTGCGTTGATAATGCAGGTAATGAAGCAGCAGACATTGTTTCTTATAGAGATTCTTTGACTTCATCATCTTATGCAGTCATCGATTCTGGATACAAATATCAGTATGACAAATACAATGATGTATATCGTTGGATTCCACTTAACGGTGATATTGCTGGATTATGTGTTCGTACAGATAACGAACGCGATCCATGGTTCTCACCAGGTGGTCTAAATCGTGGTGTAATTAAGAATGTAATTAAACTTGCATGGAACCCAACTAAGACGGAACGTGACACTCTATATACAAAGGGTGTTAATCCAGTAGTTTCTTTCCCTGGTGAAGGTACAGTTCTGTTTGGTGATAAAACAATGTTGAGCAAGCCAAGTGCATTTGATCGTATCAATGTTCGTCGTTTGTTCATCACGCTTGAAAAAGCAATTTCACGCGCGGCACGTTTCTCTCTGTTTGAATTTAATGATCAGTTTACCCGCGCACAGTTCGTTTCTCTCGTAGAGCCTTTCCTGCGTGATGTTCAAGGTCGTCGTGGTATTACAGACTACCGTGTTGTCTGTGATGAAACAAACAACACAGGAGAAGTTATTGATCGTAATGAATTTGTAGGTGACATTTACATTAAACCTGCTCGTTCCATCAACTTCATTCAACTTAACTTTGTAGCGGTACGTACAGGTGTAAGTTTCAATGAAGTGGTAGGGGCAGCTTAAATAAAAGAGAAACAGGAGAATAATAAATGGCATTCAATGTAAATCAGTTCCGCTCACAACTGCAAGGTGACGGTGCCCGCCCAAATCTATTTGAGGTAAGTATGCCGTTTCCTGTGTTCTCATTACCAGGAAACGCGCAAACAAAAATGACGTTCATGTGTAAGACGGCACAACTACCAGGTTCAACTCTGGGTGTTGTACCCGTTCAATACTTTGGTCGTGAACTCAAGTTTGTGGGTAATCGTACTTTTGCTGACTGGACAGTAACAATTATTAACGATGAAGACTTTGTTGTACGCAATGCATTCGAACGCTGGATGAATGGTATCAATAGCCATAATCTCAATGTTCGTAATCCAATCGCAAGTACACCACTAGGATACACGGTTGATGGAGAAGTTACACAGTTTGGTAAAGCAGGTAACTCAATCAAAAAATATAGATTTGTTGGTCTATTCCCATCTGACATCACACCGATTGATGTTGATTGGGGTTCAAATGATGCGATTGAAGAGTTTTCTGTAACACTTACCTACCAGTGGTGGGAAGCAGTTGCAGATGGTGTTCTCTAAGAGTAGGGCTTTTGCCCTACTTTTTAATATAGGATGATTTTTAATGGCAATTAAACTTTTTGGCTTTACAATAGGCTCAAAGGATGTCGTCAAGGTTGAAAAACCCGAACAGGCATCCTTTGCTTTGCCTTCTGCGACCGTAGATGATGGTGCAGTTACCGTTACGCAAAATGCGTACTACGGTACCTATGTCGATTTAGAAGGTTCAGTTCGAAATGAAATTGAACTCATCACTCGATATCGTGAGATGTCCAATCACCCTGAGTGTCAAATGGCAATTGATGAAATCGTTAATGAAGCTATCACTCATGATGAAGCAGGTAAAGTTGTCGATATCGTTTTAGACAATCTCAAACAACCAGAATCGATTAAAAAGAAAATTGCTGAAGAGTTTGACAATGTATTAAAAATGTTAAACTTCAGTAATCTTGCTGACGATTTATTTAAGCGTTGGTATATTGACGGTCGTATCTTTTATCATGTTGTCGTAAACGATAAGAATCCCAAAGAAGGTATTCAAGAACTTAGATACATTGATCCACGCAAAATTCGTAAGGTGCGTGAGATTAAAAAAGATCGTGATCCGAAAACAGGAGCAATGATTGTTGTATCGGTTGCTGAATACTATGTCTACAATGATCGTGGAACAACCACGCAAACATTTACATCAAATGTAGGACAAGGTATTCGTATTGCACCAGATTCGATTATTAATATTAATTCAGGTCTGATGGATGCAAAAAATACTTTTGTCATTTCGTATCTACACAAAGCAATCAAACCATTGAATCAGTTGCGTATGATTGAAGATGCGATTGTTATTTACAGAATTTCACGCGCACCAGAACGCCGTATTTTTTACATTGACGTTGGTAATCTACCACGTGGTAAAGCAGAACAATACCTGCGTGACATCATGATCAAGTATCGAAACAAATTAGTTTACGATGCGAACACTGGTGAGATCCGTGATGAACGTAAACACATGTCAATGCTTGAAGACTTCTGGTTACCACGAAGAGAAGGTGGTAAAGGTACAGAGATTACCACATTACCAGCTGGTCAGAATCTTGGTGAGTTAGAAGACGTTAAGTATTTTCAAAAGAAACTTTTACAGTCTCTTAACGTACCATATTCAAGACTAGAATCACAAGAGGGCGGATTTGCTGGAATGGGTAAAAGTCAAGAAATTACCCGTGATGAATTGAAGTTCGCAAAATTTGTTGTTCGTCTTCGTAATAAGTTTTCACAGATATTTGATGATGCACTCAAAGTACAATTGGTACTTAAAGGTATTTGTACCCGTGAAGAATGGGATGAGTTTAAAGAAGACATCTATTATGACTTCCGTAAAGACAACAACTTTACTGAATTGCGTGAAGCTGAATTACTTCAAAATAGATTGCAGATGGTAAGCCTAGTTGATCCTTTTGTAGGTCGTTATTTCTCAAATCATTATGTTATGAATAAAGTTCTCATGATGACTGATGAAGAAATTGAAGACATGCAAAAAGAAATTCAAGAGGAAAAAGATACACTACCTGATGACATGCAAGGTCCCGTATTAGGTGGACCTTCACAAGGTGCTGTACCACAAGCAGAACCAGAAGACAATACAGTTGAAAATACCGAAGAAACAGAAGAGTCATTGACACCTGGTCTTGATGATGAGGTAAACAGATCCGTGGTCAGTATAAATAATAGACGCAGATAAGAAAGGTTATTATGAATATTCAAGATATTATTAACGATATTGCTGCTGGAGAAAGTATTGCAGCAAAAGAAGGCATAGAAAATGTTTTATCCGCAAAAGCGTTCGATGCGCTCCAAAGCCGTAAGCAAGAAATCGCTACTACTCTTTTTGGCGGGCAAGAGCAAAGCCACGAAGAAATTGCCGACGATGAAGAAGAAACAGTAGAACAGTAATGAAATCATTACTTGAATTTAAATCTATCGTAGAAGAAGAGAAGTCGGACTATTCAAAGTTCGACGCTCTTGTTCGTGCAGGTTTGGCAAACAAAGCACAGTTGGCTCGTATTCACAAAATCTTAGATAAGATGGGTGAAGAAAGACCACAGTTCAACAATGCTGACCGCGAAATCATGCGTAATCTTTTTAACCGCATGGTAGATTTGGTTTCAAATAATAAACAGATTTTTGGCAAAGCAAGACAAGCAGTTCGTGAAGAACTAGAAGAAGCAAGAGCAGACAATGTGGGTTCAGCGTATCCGTTGGTGCCAGATCCACCGGTCGTTTTGGTAATCAAACGTAAAGCGGTAAGATTGTACCCAGATGGAACAAGAATCGCAATGTATTGGAGTGATAAACTTAAAAGAGTTTTTAGTGTTCCTTATGGTCCTGCTCTTGACGCGCCAATTCAAGCCGAAGAATATATTCGTGAACTTGTTGAGTCGGAACAATTATTGTTAAACGATGGCAACATCATTTCACTTAATGAAGAAACAAAACAACAAATTATAAACACATACGATCAGTTGGAAGAAAATAGTAAAAATTATTTTTGGCAACAACTAACTGAATCTGTAACTTCATTTGGAAAACTATATGAATTTTGTAGACTTAATTCTACAGAATAAATTAGACGAAGCCAAAGAACTTATCTTTGCGCGTTTGGATGACATTGCTTCTGTTCGTATGGAAGAAGCAAAGCCACACATCGTTGATGCGATGTTTGAAGAAATTGAAGTTGACGAAGAAGTATTAGAAGAAGCGGCTAAAAAACGTAATGCAAACCTTGTAAAAATGGGACGCATTACGAAAGTTCGTCGCCGTATTCGTCGCAACAAAAAAGGTAGAATTATAGTACAGAGAAATGTAAAAAAATCTGGACTTAAAGGTTATCGCATTTCTGGCAGCACAGTTAAACGTATACCAGCAACAGTAAGATTGCGTAAGGCTCGTTTGTTAAAACGATCTTGGAAAACAACAAGAAAAAGTAAACTCAGACGCACATTGTTAAAAAGAAAGATGTCAATGCGCCGTCGTAAATCTATGGGACTAAGATAAAATGCCATTTGAAATTACCAATACTCTAAGAGGATCGTCAATCGTTCGTGCGGTTGATCCTGGAACATACACAATCACTCTCAATAGTTTAAGAGCAAACGCTACGACCGAAACTGTTACTGCTGCCGATATCAAACATGTTTTGTGGTCAACAAACGGCAATATCCGTATCACTCGAAATGGTGTACCTCTGTTAGCACTTCAAAACGGCGGTGACATGGACTTTGATTCTTATGGTTATTCGGTCGCAAACAATAACACTCAAAGCATTGTAATTGAAATCAATACTGGTGGCACAATTATTTTACATCTTGCCAAGTATGCGACATACAATGTTGATCCATATACAGGAGTAAACCTATAATGAAACTCATTAAAGAACACATTGAAAATGTAAGATATCTTACCGAAAAAACTGAAGATGGTAAAAAGAATCTTTACATCGAAGGCATATTTCTAGTTGGCGATGCAGTTAATCGTAACAATCGTATGTACAAAATGGACACACTTCGGAATGAAGTTGCGCGATACAAACAAGAATACATTGATACAAACCGTGCGCTTGGCGAACTCGGACATCCAGACACACCATCATTAAATCTAGAACGTGTGTCACATAAGATTACAAGTTTGGTAGAAAACGGCAACACATTTGTCGGTAAAGCACTCATTATGGAAACGCCATATGGTTTAATTGCCAAAAATCTGATTGAGTCTGGTGTTGGTCTTGGTGTTTCATCCCGCGCGTTGGGCTCTGTCGTAATGACAAAAGAGGGTTATAATCTAGTACAAGATGACCTGCGCCTTGCAACCGCTGCTGATATCGTTGCTGATCCTTCTGCTCCTGGCGCTTTTGTTCAGGGCATTATGGAAAACAAAGAATGGTTATTTGTAGAGGGGAAGTTCGTTGAATCTGACATCGATTACAGCAAACAGCAAATTCGTAAAGCATCACGCAGAGAAATTGAATCTGTTGGACTACAGCTTTTCGAAAACTTTCTACGAAAACTTTAAAATTTATAAATAAGAAATCATAAGGAGATATTCAATGGCAACAAACAAACTCATGGAAGCAGCGGCAGAAATTCTTGCATCTAGCAAGTCATCTGCTCCTGGTATGCCAATGCCTAAATTAACTCAGAATACACCTCCAGGCAATCCTGGAACACCTGAGGATTTAGGTGGTCCTACACCACAAAATTATAAGCCAAATGATAACTCTGCCAAACTGAATAGTAAGGGCAAAGATACATCAGGCTCAAATCAATCTTCTCTCAACATGAAGCCATCAGCGGCATCAAGTGATGTTCAACTTGGTGACAAAAACATGCGTCTAGGTTCAGGCACAAACATGATGCCTGAAGAAGAAGATCGTGAAGATGAAGAAATGATTGATGATGAAACAGCAATCGAAGAAATGAAAGCACAGATGAAAGAAGATGTTGCTGCATTGTTTGCTGACGATAAAAACATTTCTGAAGACTTCAAAGCAAAAGCTGCTACGATCTTTGAGGCACGTGTATTTGACCGTGTTGCACAGATTCAAGAACAAATGGAAGCTGAATATGCTGGCATGTTAGCTGAAGCTGTTGAAGAAATCAAAGCAGAACTTACCGAAAAGGTAGATGATTACTTGAACTATGTCGTAGAGCAGTGGATGGATGAAAACGAAATCGCAATCGAAAGCGGTCTGCGTTCAGAAATCACAGAAGACTTTATTGCTGGTCTGCGTAATCTGTTTGCTGAAAATTACATCAATGTTCCAGAAGACAAAGTAGAACTGGTAGATGAACTTGCATCTAAAGTCGAAGAACTGGAAGTTAAATTGAATGAAGAAATTGAAGCGAATATTCAGTATAAAAAACAACTTACTGAAGCAATTAAAGTACAACTTGTAAATGAAGTATGTGAAGGGCTCACAGCAACTCAAGTAGAAAAAATCAAAGCACTTGCAGAGAGTGTAGAATTTTCCACAGAGGAAGAATTCGTAGAAAAACTTGAGACAATTCGTGAGAACTATTTTCCATCTGGCTTAAAGAAAGCCGATGTATCACATCTTCATGAAGAAGTAGAAGACGATGGTAGCGAAAAGAAAGTTATCGCTGATCCGTATGTCGCTTCGGTTGTACAAGCAATTTCTAAAACAAAAATTTAAATAATAACAAAACAAGGAGATACAATAATGTATTTGTCTGAAAATCTACAAACCAAATGGAATGCAGTTCTGGATCATCCAGACATGCCTAAAATTGCAGATCCATACCGTAAAGCGGTTACAGCGGTAATTCTTGAGAATCAAGCTCAAGAAATGATGAAAGAAGCTGGCATTCTTAACGAAACAGGTTCACCAACTAACTTTGCTGGCACAGGTGGCTTTGGTGGCGGTGCTGCTGCTGCTGGCCCAGTTGCTGGTTTTGATCCAATTCTGATCAGCTTGGTTCGTCGTTCACTTCCTAACCTGATTGCTTATGATGTTTGCGGCGTTCAGCCAATGACAGGCCCAACAGGCTTGATCTTTGCAATGCGTACACGTTACGCTTCACAAGGCGGAAACGAAGCATTCTACAATGAAGCAAACACAGCATTCTCAGGTGCAAACGGCGCAATCGTTGCATCAAGCATGTCAGTCGCAGGCAACACAACAGACTATCTGTTCGTTGGTAACGCTGCACCTACAGGCGCGATGACAACAGGTTCTGCTGAAGCATTAGGTGACGGTGCTGCTGGTAACACATTCCAAGAAATGGCATTCTCAATTGAGAAAGTTACTGTTACAGCTCGTACACGCGCATTAAAAGCAGAATACTCAATGGAACTTGCACAAGACTTGAAAGCAGTTCATGGTCTTGATGCAGAAACAGAACTGGCTAACATTCTGTCTGCTGAAATTCTTGCTGAAATCAACCGCGAAGTTATTCGCACAATCTATAAGATTGCTAAGCCAGGTTGCCAAGCAGGTACAACAACTGCTGGTGCATTCAACCTTGACACAGACTCAAACGGTCGTTGGATGGTTGAAAAGATCAAAGGTCTTGCATTCCAAATTGAACGTGAAGCAAATCAAATTGCAAAAACAACTCGTCGTGGAAAAGGTAACATCGTTATCTGTTCTTCAGACGTAGCATCTGCACTTGCGATGTCTGGTATTCTAGACTACAACTCAGCACTTGCAGGTCAAGTATCATTGACAGTTGACGATACTGGTAATACTTTTGCTGGTACAATCTTCGGTCGTATCAAAGTCTACATCGATCCATACTTCCCAACAGGCTCAACATCTGAGTTTGCTGTTGTTGGATACAAAGGTACGAATGCATATGACGCAGGTATGTTCTACTGCCCATACGTTCCTCTACAGATGGTTCGTGCAGTCGATACTGGTACATTCCAGCCAAAGATTGGCTTCAAGACTCGTTACGGTCTGGTAGCAAATCCATTCGCAGAAGGTACAAACCAAGGTCTTGGCGCTCTGACAACACAGAGCAACAACTACTACCGTGGTTTCCGTATTGCAAACTTGATGTAATTTTCTTAGAAGATGAAACCACCGTTAGAGTGGTAGTTCAAGAGGGCTCTTCGGAGCCCTCTTTTTTTATGGCATATAAATAGAGATATGACTGCTCTTAAACGTAACCCCACAAATCCGAATTCACTACAGCCTAATAAGTTTACGCTGAATTTGGCTCGTACACCGAATTTGCAATACTTTTGCCAAACAATTTCTTTACCTGGTATTTCAACATCTGAAATTCCTGTAAACAATCCATTTGTTGAACTTTATGCACCTGGAGAAAAAGCAATTTATGACGTATTGAACGTCACTTTTATTGTTGATGCGGAAATGTTGTCATGGTTAGAGATACACGATTGGCTTCGTGCATTAACATTTCCAACTGAGTTTGAAGAATATCAAAATCTTGCAAAGTTGAATCAATTTACCACAGCAGCAGCCACAAATTCTCCACAATATTGTGATGGCGCGGTAACAATTCTCTCAGCATCAAACAAGCCTTATTACCGTTTCAATTTTAAAGATTTATTTCCAATTTCACTTTCTGGTTTCGTCGTGTCATCCACGGATACTCCAGAAACAATCATTACAGCAGACGCTACATTCAGATTTACCTATTATAATGTAGAAAAATTATTTTAAATGTGATATACTCCTAATAGGAGGTATAGAATGAGTAAACTTGACGAAATATTACAAATGTGGACTGCGGATTCTAACATTGACCGCACAGAACCAGGTAAAGCTTTAATTGACATTCCCAAATTACATTCAAAATATTTGAATATTCTTTCAACACATCGGCTGTTGGCAAAAGAAGCAGAGTTCAATTATAATAAATGGCGTAAATTGAAATGGGAGTATTACACAGGTAGACTTGATGAAGATGAATTGAAGTCACGTGGTTGGGAACCATTTCCATACACACTTAAATCTGAAATCAATACATACCTAGAAGCGGATGAAGACATCAATAAGTATCTTGCTAAAAAATTGTTGCATGAAGAAATTGTTGAGGTTTGTCAAGCGATAATGAAAGAATTAAATAATAGAACATGGGAACTCCGTTCGTTCATTGATTGGGAAAAATTCATACAAGGTGTCTGATTTAATTTTACATAAACAAAATGAAGCTTTCATCAAGTTTGAGTGTGAAAAAAGTATCGCACAAGAACTTGCAGACTACTTTACGTTCTTTGTGCCTGGTTATCAATTTATGCCTGCGTACAAGAATCGTCTTTGGGATGGAAAAATAAGACTTGCTGATTTACGAACATATACGATTTATCACGGACTTGTGCCTTACATTGAACAATTTTGCGAAGAAAGAAACTACAAACTTGAGATTGATGCTGCTATAAACAACACAGAGAGTTTTTCAGCAATAGAAGCAAATGAGTTTCTTGAACAACTTCAATTAGACAAAAGCATTATAACAGAGGGCATCAGGGAATATCAATACAAGTCCTTCTTATTTGCCATCAGAAATCGTAGAATGTTGTTATTATCTCCAACTGGTTCTGGTAAGTCATTGATTCAATATCTTATATTGAGGTATCTACAATACAGAGACTACAAGAAAGGTTTATTGATTGTTCCTACTACATCTCTTGTTGAACAAATGTATTCAGACTTTAAATCGTATGGTTATGATGCAGATACAAACTGCCATCGTCAGTATTCAGGTAAAGAAAAACATACTGACAAGTTTTTGACAATTACTACATGGCAATCTATTTACAAGAATCCTGCTGAATACTTTGAACAGTTTGATTTTGTATTAGGTGATGAAGCGCATCAGTTTAAAGCAAAGTCATTGACTACCATCATGACTGGTTTGAGAAATGCATCATATCGAATTGGTTGCACAGGTACAATTGATGGTACACAAACACACAAATTAGTTTTGGAAGGTTTATTTGGACCTGTTTATCAATCTACTACTACCGCAAAATTGATTGAAGATAAACAACTGGCAGATTTTCGCATTAAATGTTTAGTATTGAAATATTCTGAAGAAGTGTGTAAACTATCACGTGGTTGGGATTACCAATCTGAAATAGACTACATAGTTAAAAGCACCACAAGAAATGAGTTTATTCGAAATCTTGCATTGTCACTTAAAGGCAATTCACTTATACTCTTCAATCTTGTAGAGAAACACGGCAAACAACTTCATAAACTTATTGAAGAAAAAGCTGGCAATAGACATGTTTTTTTCGTATATGGTGGAACAGATGTTGAAGTCCGTGAGCAAGTTCGCTCTATTACGGAAAAACAAAATGATGCCATCATCGTTGCTTCTTACGGTACTTTTTCCACTGGAATTAATATCCGCAATCTTCATAATGTTGTTTTTGCTTCACCGTCCAAGTCGAGAGTACGAAACTTACAATCGATTGGTAGAGGTTTGAGAATAGGTAATAACAAAACGGAAGCAGTTCTCTACGACATAGCAGACGATTTTCGTATTGGTAAACATGTAAATTACACGTTGCAACATCTGCAAGATCGTGTTAGAATATACGATGAAGAAAAGTTTAAGTACAAGTTCTATAATATAGAGGTCAAGAATGCATAACGTAAAACTTATAAGAATGCAATCTGGTGAAGATATTATGGCTTCTATGTTTGAGCAGGAAAATTCTGGTCAAATTCAAATTAATGATCCCATGCGCGTGGTGTTTCGAAGAATGCCTACGGGTCAAACAATCATGATGATGATGCCATGGTTGCCAGTTGAGTTGATTAAAGAAAATTCTGCACTCATATATCCTTCCGATATCGTAACTGTCATCGAACCAAAAGATGCAATGATACGCTATTATGATAAACTTGTGGAACGAACTCTTGAAGAAATGGCAGATTCAGATAAGATGATTGATGATTTGTTAGAAGAGCAAGAGAATGAAGAAACCCCTCAAGATATGATTGAGGAAATTGTTCAACACATACAAGAAGTGAAGAACAAAAAACTACATTAACAGGAATTTTTATTATGTCAAAAGTGGTGACATTCGTTATACCGAGTAGCGCGAAACAGGCGTATCAAGAACTTTCAGAAAAATATTCTGCAATTGAACCTCCAACATGGGCGTTACTGCTTGCACAAGCAGTTCGTAAAGAAGGATATGATCCTTGTATTCTTGATTTCGATGCAGATCCATCGCCAGACCTTGAACATGCAGCACATCGAATTTCGGGCACCGATACTGACATAGCAGTATTTGTTCTTTACGGACAAAATCCAAACTCAGGCACCACAATGATGATTGGTGCATCAAGACTAGCAACTCAACTTAAACTTATACGACCATCAATCAAGATTGTTTTTATTGGCTCACATGCGTCTGCATTGCCGTATGATGTGATTGGTTTACCTTATGTTGACTTTGTGTTTATCAATGAAGGTGTGTATGGTCTGTTAGACCTACTTCAAACAAACTACAAAGATAATTTAGATAAAGTTCGCGGTCTTGTTTATAAAAAACACGGCTTTGCGGCAACAGGTGCACCAGGAGAACTTGTAAAAACAGAAGACATGGACCGTGTGATGCCTGGTTATGCATGGGATTTAATAAATTTTAATAAGTATCGCGCACATTATTGGCATTCAAATTTTCTTGATGAAGGTCGCACACCATTTGCTGCAATCTCCACATCGTTAGGTTGTTCCTTTGGTTGTAACTTCTGCATGATTAACATTGTGAACCGAACATCGTATAAACAAAATGTTGTATCAGCAGACTCACGTGGTATGCGTTTTTGGTCACCAGAGTTGATGCTCAAAGAGTTTGAGTATCTTTGGGAGAGAGGTGTTCGCACAGTTCGTTTGACCGATGAGATGTTCTTTCTCAACAAAAAATATTATGTGCCAATCCTACAGGGTCTTGTTGATCGTGGTATCAAGTTCAATTTTTGGGCATATGCACGTGTAGATTCTGTTCGTAAAGATCAGCTAGATTTGTTTAAGAAAGCGGGTGTTAATTGGCTTGCACTAGGCATTGAAGCAGGTAATCCACAAGTTCGTTTAGAAATTGACAAAGGTCGTTTCAAACAAGTTGACATTCGTGAAGTTGTGCAAGATATTAAAGATGCTGACATCAATGTGCTTGGTAACTATATGTTTGGTTTTCCAGAAGATACAATGGAAACAATGCAAGAGACACTTGACCTTGCATTAGAGTTGAATTGTGAACATGCAAACTTCTACGCAGCAATGGCATTGCCTGGCAGTCCATTGTATATGGAAGCAGTAAACAATGGTTGGGAATTACCACAAACTTTTGATGAGTTTGCGTTTTTATCTTACGATTGTAAACCACTACGAACAAAAAATTTATCTGGTGCAGAAGTATTGAAGTTTCGTGATGAAGCATGGCACAAATACTTTTCACATGAACCATTCTTGAATCTTGTTGAAACCAAATTTGGTTTACAATCAAGACAGAACATTGAGCAAATGTCCAAGATTAGATTGAAAAGGAAAATACTAGGTGACTAAAGAAGAACTTAGAGCATTTGAAGATAAGATAGCAGATCACTTCAACAATGGTCGTATTCGTGCGCCTGTGCATCTGTATTACGGTAATGAATATGAGATGATCAAAATATTCAAAAACATTCGTTCAATAGATTGGGTGTTTTGTTCATGGCGTTCACACTATCAATGCCTACTTAAAGGTGTGCCACCAGATGTGCTTGAAAAAGATATCCTAGAAGGCAAATCTATTTCACTTTGCTATCCACAATACAACATCTATTCAACAGCAATCGTTGGTGGTAATATTCCTATTGCTGTTGGCACTGCAATGGCAATGAAGAGAAAAAAGATTGACACAAAGGTTTATTGCTTTGTCGGTGATATGACAGCAGAGTCGGGCATCTTTATGGAAAATTTCAAATACTCCATGCAACATGAACTACCCATCAAGTTTATCGTAGAAGACAATGGTAAATCTGTTTGCACTGATACTGTAAAAACATGGGGCGTAGAAGAATCAACATATACAAATGTTGAAAATGAATACATTTACTACTATCAATATGAAACAAAATATCCACATGCTGGTGCGGGAGTGAGGGTACAGTTTTGAAATACTTTGACGAATTAAAAGCATCAATGGACATGCTTGCAAAAGACCCACGTGTTGTCTTTATAGGTCAAGCAGTTGAATATGCTGGTACAGCAATGTCAAACACATTGAAAGATGTTCCTAAAGAAAAGTTGATTGAGATGCCTGTGTTTGAAGATACACAGATGGGTATGACATTAGGTCTTGCTCTTTCTGGTTACATACCAGTGAGTATTTTTCCGCGATGGAATTTTTTGATATGTGCAACAAATCAATTAGTAAATCACATAGATAAAATCACGATGATGTCTGACTACAGACCAAGAATGATTATTCGTACAAGCATTGGCTCCGAGAGACCACTTCATCCGCAACACCAACACGTTGGTGATTATACGGATGCATACAGAATGATGTGTCCAAATATTGACATAGTTAGGCTTGACGAACCAAGAGATATCTACAATGCAT